ATGGAGCCTAAAGGTATCGACATGGGCGATTACGCCGAGCGCTACCGGAATCACGACATCGAGGTAGCGGTCGAGCAGGTCATGACAGGCGTAAAGGCGCATTTTCGCGTGCTGAAAGACGGCGCTGTTGCGCTCGACTGGCGGCTCGTACACATCGACCGGCTGTGGCCGACCGAACGCGCGGCCGCCGAGGCCGGGCTTGAGGCGGCGCGCGACGTGATCGACCGGGAACTCGTTAAGGCGTGGTAGGCAGGCGCGGGGTGTGCGGAAAAGAAAGGGATTGTCCGCTTGCAATTACGTCAGTAAGGGAAAAGGGCTGCCGCGCGATCTGCGCGAGCAGCCCTTTTCGTGTGTCCGCGACCCCGACGCTTATGGCGCCCGGTTCGCGGGTGGCTCGATCAACATGGGGACGCTTTGTGCGGTGACCCGACGGCGATCAGTGCGCGCCGAAGTAGACCGATTGCGGACCGCGTTCCAGCGAACGGGCGCTACCGGCTTGCGACGAAGTGCTCGACACGCCGCCGTAGGCGGTTTCGTTCGAGCGGGCTTGTACGGCTTCCGCTGCGAGCGTCTGGCTGTTCTGGCCTTGCTGCGAAGCCGGCGCGCCGACGGCCGGGCTGTAGTACGGTGCGGGGCCGTAACCGCTGGCGAAAGCCGGAGCGGCGATGGAGGCGGAGGCTGCAACGAGCAGGGCGGCGAGGGTCTTGGTCTTCATGGTGTCAACTCCAATCAGGTTCAACTGCATTTCGGAATGACGCGGCGCCGAGGGTGGTGCGGTAGTGCCCGTGAGCTACGTCAGTGATGCTCAGTGTAAACACCTACTATTGGAAAATAATCACGATAATCCGAATTTACTGTTCTAGACCGGGAAACAATGCTGGAGACCAATGCCAGCATGCGTTTCCGGTGATTCAGCCCCAAAAACCGCGTTTTTCGACGCAGGCAGATTACATACTGGGAGAGGGGTTTTGCAGTGCGGCAATCCGTGTCGAGCGCCGTTGTGCGGCGAAAGTGACAGATCTTGGCGCGGGGAAGTCGCCTGCACGGCTTGCGGTAGAATTACGGGCTGATTAGTGTCGTGCGGTCCGGTTTGCAGCCCGGTTGTGCAGCCGGGTTATGCAGCCGGGTTGTGCGCTCCGCCGGCTCACCCGCTGTCCCATCTGCTTTTCCTATGTCTCTTTCCCGCTCCCCCAGTCCTCGCCGCGTCAGCGTGGCGCCGATGATGGATTGGACTGAATGAGTCGTGAGAGCCGCGTCAGATAAGGCTCTGCCAGATTTTTTTGCGCTGTTGTAGCAGTTTTGCCACAGTCGTAGCGCCATGCTGCAGTGGGAAAGAAAAAGCCCGGCGTATAGCCGGGCCTTGGTTGGACAGACCGACACTGCCGCGTCACTGGTCGAGACCCATCTTTTGACGGTGCGCCGTATGCGCGGCCTTCACCTTCTCGCGCATCGCGTCAAGGTATTCGGCAACGTCCCGCACGTCCGCGAACAGTCGCTTTCCCTGCTTGCGTAGTGGTATCGGGAAGAGCCCGTTGCTCAGGTCGTTGTAGGCGGTGTTTTTCTCGTAGCCGACGGCCTCGCACACCTCGTCGAGCGTGAGCATCGGCCGACAGTCGAAGCGGCCCATGAGCAGGAAGAGGGCGTTCACCATTCGCCCCCGAGGCCGTTAAGCTTCCTCAGCACCTGGCGCGCGTTGACGATGCTCGAATCCCTATAGGTGTTGCGCGCCAGCGTCCCGACGAGCCACAGCAGATAGAGTCGCTGAGTAACGCGGGTCCACTCGTCGAGTTGTGGGCCACCTTCGGGCTTGCGCGCGTGCATCGCCAACGGCTGCGCTCTCAGCTTCTCTGGCAGATCGTCGACCGTGATATCCGGCGCAGCCGGTGCCGGCGGTACTTCGGGCTCGGGTGCCGGGGCAAGCAGATCGGCGAACATGTCGTCTTGCATTACTCGCTCCCTCCGTCCCGCTTCAGCTTGGCAATGATCTCCTTCACACGCTGCTCGCGGCGCTCCTGCTTGAGTTCCAATTCGGAATAGCCCGGCACACCGCAGGATGGGCAGCACACACCGCCGTTCGCCCAAAAGTCGCTTGCCAGTTCCCCCATGTTGGCATCGGTCCGGGCGATGTTCCGCCTCAGACCTTCCAGTTCATGTTTCAGGCCGCTTGATCGCATCAATCGCCCCCTCCGAACATGTCCGCGGTGCGCGTACACCGCGGCGGCGGAACTGGTCGTCCCGCTTCAACGTACGCCGTGCAGCGCGGCTGGCCGTCCGGCCCGTATTGCCACTCGCGCGGATATTCCGGGTCGTCGATGTCGTGAGCGAACGTGCGCGCAATGATCCCGCACACTTCGTTGTCGTCGCACTCGTCTACGCTTTCGCCTTCGCTCATTGACCGGTCCCGCGCGCACTGCCGACACCACGCGTCGAAGAAGACCTCGCCCTCGGTGCCGTTGCTCGGCCGATACTTCTGGCCGGCGCGATCGGTGCACATCGCGGCGAACGTCTCGGGGTAGATGGGGAAGGACTTCACGGCAACACCCCATTTTTCACCTGATTAATAGCATCGGCTCGCATCAGCGACAGAAGCTTGGTCAAGTCGTCTTCCGTGAGTTGGTAGTACCGTACGGTCTGCGATTCGAAATGATCGGGGCGCCACTTAATCGCTCTCTCCGCGGTCACCAGTTGTCGAGCCCGCTCGATCATGGCGGGCAGCGGGTTACCGCCAATTTCGCTTGGCAAGCAAACCCACTTCAGCAATTCGATGGCGTCCTCGATGTGGACATACGGACGCTTTGCGGCATGGGCCGCGCGCACGCTCTCAACAGCTAGTCGCGCTAGTACAGGGTCATAGGGAGGCCCTTCGTTGAGCGGGCTCGGAAACTCATTGGTCTTGCTCATAGCCTCACCTTGACGTATCGGGTCTTGACCGTGATGTATTCCGAGTGATGCCGCTGAAGAACGAGCGTGACGCCGCTCGCGAGCTGGAGCGGCTTCCCTTCTTCGTTCGCGCGGTTCAGTTCGGCGTTGTATCGCGTGCAGCCGAGGTCGTCCAGGATGCGCGCCATAATCGACGGGTCGTCCTGCAGCCGGTGCAGCAGATCGTGGTTAATCTCGATGAGTGTGCGCGTGCTCATGCCTCACCTCGCCAGCACGTCAACGGCTTGTCGCCGTAGTAGATGCGGAAGTGCCCGACGCCGATCAAGCCGAGCGTGGCGAGCGCGAGGATGCCGCCGCCGACAACTGCCAAGATGGTTTTCATACGATGGCTCCCTGTGCTGCGCGGACCTTCGCGAGCGCGACCGGACTCATGATCAGACACGGTCCGGCTGCGATGCCAAGCGCTGGCGGATTGACTAGGTAGACGACGGTTTCGTCCGGCTGATAGCCGAAGCGCTTCGTCCACTTCTTCTGCACCCGCCGGTGGTAGGCGTCGCTCATCCAGCGGCGTCGCTTGTGGACCCTCGCCGGCCGCGCAAAGTCAGCGGCCACGCACCGATTCTCGAAAATCGGGATGCCGAAAGGTAGCGATGCTTCTCGCGTCGGTTCGCATGCGTCGAGTTCGTCCATCACCTTCTTGATGTCGGCGCACATCTTTTCGAACGTCAGCGCAGGGGCGGCTTGAGATGGCTGGTTCGTGGCGGTACCTCCTAAGAAGTCGATCACGCTGCCTCCATCTCGGCTTCTCGCCTGATCGGTATGACCTTGTTCGGCGCACGGTTCCATTCGCGGACCTCGTCGGCCGTGAACTTTCCGGCCTTCGATTGATCGCGCGTATAACCGCAGAAATCCGAGCAGTGGTACATCTGGTGCTCGTCGTGCCATACGTTGAACAGATCAGGGTTGCCAGGAAATAGAATGTCGCGCAGCGTCGCGGCCCTCTCGTAGTTCATCTGCTCGACCGCCTTCGCAAGTTCGCGCTCAAGTCGCTTGCGGCGCTCACGCATGTTGCGTTTTACCCGCAGGTTGTCGGGGCGGCTCGCGAATATCTCGCCCGTGTGTGCATAGAGCAGCCCGTATTTGCCGGTGACAATGTGCCAGTTGTTATTCAGGCTGTAGTAGGCCGTTCCGGTGACGATTCGGCCTTTGCGGTCAATCGCCCATACCTTAGCGCCGTGCTCGATGGTGCCGCCATCGCGTGCAATATCGTTGCGCGATCCAGGGTAAATGCGAGCGCGGCCAAGTTCGGGCACATAATGGCCACTCGTGCGACGGCTATGCTCGGCATATTCCTCGGCTGTCATGCCCATCACGCCAATCTCGGGATTTCGAGGCGACTCGAATTCGTAACCGGTGAAGACGTTGCACAGATAGTCGCGGATGCGCCGGCGCGTGCGCTCCATCTCGAGGCGCTGCAGGTACGTCATACGGGATGCTTTGTCGAAGTCGTACTTGCCGCCGTTCGGATTGCTACCGTTCTGCACGTCCTGCCACATCTCGAATTCGATGCAGCGCCCCGAGAGGGAAAGCTCGGCCTGCAGATCGCCCTTGCGGCAGTATCGGTAGTCTTCGGCAAAGTTCTTGCCATACTGCTTGACCATCTCTGGCGGGACAACGCATGTCCAGCCGAGTCGGTTGAGCGTCTGCACAATGCGTGCGAACACGTCGCGCTTGAACTGGCGTTCCCACGCGCGCGCAGCATTCCATTCGCGCGGAATGCCTTCTTCCCACACGCGTAATTCGGAATCGTGGAACACGACGCGGCCCGCGCGCTCGATCCGCCCTTTCGTCATGGTCATGCTGCCTCCCGGTACACGTTGCCGGCGTCGATGCGCCGATGCACCTCGCGAAGCGCCGCGCGCACCTCGCCGACGAGAGCGACTTTCATCTGCTCGTCGTGGAGCGCGAACGCTTCGCGGATGTCGTTGATGGCGTCGCCGTCGTATGCCCACCGGGCCGTCCGTTGTGCTCGCAGCTTCGCGCGGAACGCGCCATCAAGTGCGCGTACGAGAGTCGGCTCGTACTCGGCGCCGATGCCGCGCTCGGCGAGCACGAGCGCGATGTTCAGCGAGCACGTGACCGTCGACCACGACTCTTCGTCTCCCGTGCCGCGGAGCATGCACTCGAGCGCGACGTGGTAGGCGATGCCGAGGTCTCGCGCTTGATCTTCGGTCATGGGCTCGCGGTCAATGCGCGCTTGCATCGCGCGCCCTATCGGCCCCATTGCTATGTCCGCGCCCGCAGCGCGCGGGCGATACCGCTTACGTGGCTTTTTGCTCGCGGGCATCACATCACCTTTCCAGATGCGCGCAGGCGATCACGCACGCGCTGTTCGTAGGTGACCCGGCGCGGACGGACGCGCTTGGTCCTGGTAGTCGGCGCCGGAAGGGCGGGGCGCGGCACGGCGTTGCGCCACGCTTTGCCGGCTGCCGCAATGACCGCGCCGGCGAGAGAAAAGAGGCTTCGGGCTCCCATGGCTTAGGCCCCCTTGACGCAGAGAACCTGCTTCAGCACGTGCACGACTTCGACCAGGTCGCGCTGGTTCTCCATCACCGTGTCGATGTCCTTGTAGGCCGCCGGGATTTCGTCGAGCACGGCGTCGTCTTTGCGGCACTCGACGCCATCCGTCTGCGCTTTGAGGTCGTCGACGCTGAAGAGCTTCCGCGCCTTCGCGCGACTCATGCGTCGGCCGGCGCCGTGCGAGCACGAGCAGTACGACTGCAATTCGCCCTTGCCGCGCACGATGTAGCTCCGCTGGCCCATCGAGCCGGGGATGATGCCGAGGTCGCCTTCGCGCGCGCGAATCGCACCCTTGCGAGTCACCCACAGGTTGCGGCCGAAGTGGTTCTCGCGCGCGATGTAGTTGTGGTGGCAGTTGATCGCTTCCTGCGTGATCGTGAACTCGACGGGGATATGGCGGCGCAGTGCCGCAATGACGCGATCCATCATCACGGCCCGATTGGCGAGGGCGTATTCCTGCGCCCATTCGACTGCCTGCACATAGGCGTTGAAGTCGTCGGTGTCTTCGGGCAGATAGGCGAGGTCCGCGTCGGGAAGGTTGACGAACCATCCACGCATGGCTTTCTTCGCACGCTCGATGAAGTACGTCCCGATCATGTTGCCGATGCCGCGCGATCCGCTGTGCAGCATCACCCACACGTCTTCGTTCTCGTCGAGGCAGAGTTCGATGAAGTGGTTTCCCGAACCGAGTGAACCGAGCTGCTTCGCCGCCTTCGCTTCAAGACCTCGGCCGATGCCGGGATGCTTCGCCGCGATCATCGACAACATCTCGAGGAAGGCTGTAGGCATCGCCGGCACGTCTTCGGGCCGCTGATGCTGGCCGCCCGCGCCGAGCGGAATGTCGCGCTCGATCTGATGCCGGATAGCGGTGAGACTTTCCGGGAGGTCCGACGCCTTCAGCGAAAGTCGCACAGCGTTCATGCCGCAACCGATATCGACGCCCACGGCCGCCGGGATGATCGCCTTCTCGGTCGCAATCACCGAGCCGATGGTCGAACCTTTGCCGGCGTGGACGTCGGGCATGAGCGACACGCCGTTGTGGTGGATGAACGGCAGTCGAGCGAGGTTCTTCGCCTGCTGCAACGCTTCGTCCTCGATTTCGTTCGTCCAGACCTTGACGGGCCGCGCGCCGTCTTCGTGAATGACTTGCTTCATGGTGGGTCTCAGGTGGCGGTCGCGAGCAGCACGACCGCAGTGATGATGAGTGCGCCGCCAATCGCGAATGCGATGGGGTGACGGCGTTCCAGTTCGCAGAGGAAGGGCGTCATTGCATCGTCGCCCATGCAACGGATGGCGAATCGCCGATTCGCTGCGGCATCACGACGCCAGCGAAGTTGTCGAGCCCAGCGACCGTGACCAATGCGCCGCTTTCGCCGTTCTGTCGCATAGCGACGTAGACATTGGAAAGGCCGCGCTGCCGCTTCAGTGCCGCGCCGACCTTCTGGAAGTCCGCGAGGTAGCTCGGGTTGTAGTTGCCTGGCGTGTTGGTGAAGGTCCGCGGTATCACCTTGCGGTAGTCGGGAAACTTGCCTTCGGTCGGTGTGAACGCGATGCGGACATCGTCGTGCGAGACGTAGGCGCGCCCGTCGTCAAGCCACCCGATTTCGACTTCATCGGGCGACGTGCGGCTAACGCGCAGGCGTTCAATTACGGAGTTCGGCACGATCAGCGATACAGCTTGACCGTCTGGAACATCGTTATTGCACTCGATGCGGTAGACCGCCAGGCGGTGGCCGTCCGTCGCGACAAGTCTCGTTTCGCCCGCTTTCGCTTCGACATAGACACCGTTCAGGTAGTAACGGATGTCGTCGCGCGGGGCTATTATCTGGAGCGCCTTGAACGCCGACGCTGTTGCATTGATCTTCATCGTGGTGATCCTCTCTTTAACGCAGGTTGGTAACGATCATGCACACGCGTTAGCACGACTGGCGAGCGAAAGCGCGCGTCGTTGTTGACGCTCGATTGCTTGCGTGAGGGAAGGGAACCAGTCGTGCCCCGGTATTATGCTTTCGACTGCGGCGCGGGCCACGTCGATAGGCAGGCTGATCGGCGCCATGCGCATGATTGCGGCACGGAACGCCATGCGAGAGGCCGATGCGCACTGGAGCTTGAGCGCGCTGCGCATCTCGCGGTGCGCGCGGCGCACCTGATAGAACTGTTCGCGAGTGGTCGTCATGGCGGACCTCACGCGTTGAACCGGGCGCGGCCGGCCTTGAGGCCGTGCGTACGAGCGACTTCGAATGCCGCGCCGTTGTCCTGCAAATACTTCTCGACCTCGATGGGTGCGAACGTGCCACCCGCTTCAATCATGACGTGCCCGTCTGCCTCATACCCGAAGCCTACGCCGCCGGTCGCGAGCAGGTAGCTTACGGGCCTGAGCGGGCTCGATATTATGCGGAAGTTCTTGTTGTTCATCGTCGTTCCTTTTTGCCGTGGTTTGTGGTGCTTTTTGCACCGGTTGTGATGGAACGAATATTAGCAACGAAATAACGTGTGTGCAACAACGTTAGCAAAAAAGTATGAAAAAAAGGGACCGCCTAGACGGTCCCCAAGTGTTTGCGCTTTGAGGCGCAACCACGGCAGCGCTAATTCTAACCCTTGGTGCAGGAGAGGCAGATATCGCCGCCGTCTGGAAACTGGCCGATGGATCGGCGCCGACGGCATGCCTTGCATGTGCGCTGTGACCAGTTGAACGGGACCATCTTGGATGTCGTCTCGCGAAACTTCGCGATGGACGCCGGGCGGGTGCTATGTGTAGTCATTCAGTGAACTCAACGCCGAGGTCGGTGACCGCCCATGCTTCAACCATGGTGATCAGTTTGGCGAACTCCTCTATGTCAAGGGAAGTGGTTGAGATGCCGCGTTCAATGCGGCAACCGTTTGGAAGATGGAAGTCCTCGACGCCAATAAAACGACGTCGTATGTACTCCTTCCATTCCTCCTCGTTGTGCTGGCGCCCGCTGACCCATGCCTGCTCAGCAATGTCGCGGATCATGGCGTGCAGTTTTTTGTTCTGCTCGATGGTCCGCTTGTCCTTGTACGGGCGCACCTCGACGGCAAGCGGCTTACCTGCCGCCGCCATCGCCCGCCAGTGCGCCTTCAGGAACGCGTAGAGCCGCTTGGCGTGCCCGTCGCCGCGCAATATGAACGTGGCCTGCACCTGTTAGGCCGCGGCGCGAGACGCGATGCTCTTCTCCTCGAAGGGCTCGACGCCGCCGACCTTCATCTTCTCCTTCATGGCCTTCGCGAGCGCGTTGAGCTGCTGCATGTTCGCGTCGAGCAAGTGCTCGAACTCCGGGTGCTCGGCGACGAACTTGATGAGCGTCATCTTGTCGGTGACCTTTGCCTTCCACGTGCCGCGCGACGAGATGCCGGTGACCTTCGCTTTCGGCGCGGCCACCACGGGCGCGGTGATGACTTGCGCCGTCTCGCGCACAGCTTCGGCGGCCTCGGTATGGCCTTGGGCCGCGAGTTCCGTTGCCTGCGATTGCAGCCGCTCACGTTCGGCGCGTGCAGTGGCTTCGGCCGCAGCCTGCTCCTCCCGCGCCTCGCGCTCGACTTTTTGGTTCCAAGCCAGCAGTCCGCGTTTCAGCGTGCTTTCGGCTTGTTCGAGGTACTGCGTCGCGGGCCGGAAGAGGTCGTTGACCGCCTTCACGGCAGTGTTGAGCGGATCGACGATCTTGCGACGCTCTTCTTCGACGCTCTTGAACAGCGACTTGACGCGCCCGAGGTCTTGCGACGCGAGTTCGGCCACTTCGGTGCTGTCAATCACGTACGCCTGAGCGACTTTCAGCGAAGCCGACGACTGACCGATGAGCGCGATGTTCGGCGCGCCGAGGGTGATGGTTTGCGGGATTGCTGGCGCTTCCGTAAGCGTGGCTTCAGCGGACATTGTTCTTCTCCTTCCAGTGGTAGACGGTTGCAAGAGCCGCGAACACAGCGAAGTCGCGCGGGTCTTTGTAGGTTTCGAGGCGATACGTCCCATCGTTGCGAAGCTGCAGCGCCTTTCGCCCCAGGTTGCGAGGCCCGTCATAGGACGGGTCGGAATACAGCGCTGCCTCATAGGCCGCGGTTTGCACGCCGACGGCAGGCGACAGGGCGCTCGTGGTCTTGAGGTCGATCTGCTCGGGCACATCGAGCACAAGGCCCGTACGATCCAGCGTTCCGGCGTAACCGAGCGCCGGATGCGCGACGCGGTGCTCGATCAGGAGCGGCACGAAGCCGGTCTCGCGCTTGAACTTGCGATAGGCCGAGAAGTACGGCTCGATCACCGGCGCGATGCTCGACTCGTCGAGCACGCCGAGGTCGTCCAGTTCGCACGCCTTGTGCACCGCCGAGCCGATCAACCGCTTGCGCTCAAGCGTTTCGGGGGGGATGCCCGACAGATCAATGAGCCGCGCGCTGTCCAACAACCGCGTGACGGACGGAACTATCCGGCCGTCAAGGCGGTAGGTGTGCGTCGGTTCGTCGAACTCGAGCATCACGCCCGCCCTTCCGCCCATTGAGCGATCTCGTTGTAGTTCGCCGAGGTGATGGCTTCGAAGCCGAAACCGAACCGCGCCTTGAGGTCGAGTTCGTTCTTGCCGTTGACATCCAGCTTCGTTTTGAGAATCCGCATCACGCTCTCGCTGACCGGCTTTGCTTCGGCGGGAGGCCGCGCCGCAGTGGATGCGCGCGACGCAGTGCTCGCCGTTGCTGCTTGTGCGGGCTCGCGCTGCTGCTCTGCGGGCACCTCCTCGCGTTTCGCGTTGCTGAGCGGCATTTCGAGCACTTCGCCGGACTGCTCCGTCAGTGCGGCGCGTGCTGTTGGCATGGGCACGTCCACGGCAGAATCTGCGGCGCTTCTGACGATCGGGGCATCGTCGTCGAAGTGCTTTCCTTCCATCTCGTCGGCCGTTGGTTGCGCGCCGAATTCCGGGAATGCTTTGCGCAAGGCTTGCGCTTCCGCGCACTTTGCGAGTTGGGCATACGGGCGACGCTTCCACATGGCGTTGGGCTCATCGCTGCTCGCCGACTTGGTCGCGTAGTTCTCGGTCCAATACTCGCGCGCGGTGAACTCGACGACCGTATTCCCGAGCAACCGCCGGACAGTGACTCGGCACCATTCCGGGTATTCAAGGTCCGCGTCGATCCACGACTTGGCTCGCTTGCCGTTCGGCCCGTCGGTCCAAATCTGCGTCCGATATTTCATCGTGCGCAGCGGCCCGAATTCGGGCTCTGAAACGCCAGCGTATTGGCCTGAGCGCGCGGCTTGGGTACGGTACAAACCGATGCCCGGCATGATGACATCGCGCTTTTCCTTGATGTCGTAACCGTCTTCGTTCTGGCGTCCTGTCGACACCTGCATCGGCACGATGTGCACCGGCTTCTGCATCGGATCAAGGCCAGCCGCTTTGCAGTAGCCGAGCACCATCTTGATCGAGTCATCGGCCGCGCCGGGATAGAGCGAATTGCGTAGTACCGCCATCAATTCGGATTCGTTCATTTGCAAAGCGGGCAATGCTTCCTGCGCCCGCTTCGGAAGTAGTGCGTTCATGTTGGTTACCTCTGCCGTGGTTTTAGTGGGCACTGCGAGTGAGGCGAAGCCGGATGCTGCGGATGGTTTCGTCTCTGCTAACCCATGTGCGCAAGGTGCGCTCGGCACCGGGCAGGAGGTTCCCGTCGGTGTCGAACAATGCGTCGAATTCAGGCGTGCCGCCGACGAGGTCCGTCAGCGTCTCGGCGAGCTGGTCAACGCCCATGCCGTCCATGCGGTCCTGACGAGCGCAGACCGCTGTTTCGAGCCATTCCTCATAGGCGTCTTCGCGATCCACTTGTGCCAGGTGCCGGCCAAGGTCGTACATGACAGCGCAGTCCATCTCCACCTCGATAATGTTCACGCACATGCGTTAGCATGATACTAGCGCAGTGATAACGCGTATGCAAGAACATTCGCGGTAAGATGGTTGCTATGGAGAGCCCGCTGCCAGCGGAAAATTATCTAGTGACAGCGGGGATATTTTTCTACAGCGCGCAAACGGTGCTACTCTAGAAATGAGCAGCGTGAAACTCGCTCGCGCGGGTTCCGCACTTTAGCCGTGACCCATCACGGCCATCAGTGCGTACACCACCGATGCCGCGAAATAAATCGACGACATCGCGAGGCAGTAGCTGCTCATGGCAGTTCTCCCTGTCGAAGGGTTAAAGGGACGCGGCTCGTCCTCTGTCGCCAAACGTTCGGACGGGCCGCGCTTTCTTTGGGTGCGATACATCTGACACCGACATTGATCCTAAACCCCTTTAAATTTTTTTTCACGGGCTCGGTGCTAAAAAAGCGCCGCGCCACCCGCCACTTTGGCCCTTGCATGTCCGGAGCCCCTTCTGGCGCGGGCGCGCGGCAATAGTCAAGGCTCCTGACCTAGTCGTCGCGTCATGTTATCGACAATGACTTTGTTCATTTCGTGAAGCGCCTTGTCGCGGCCCTTCAACGTTCCCGGTCGGAGAGGATGCCGACGCGCGTGCGCTCATCCTGAAGCAGGCACCGAAGCTCTTCAAGCGCCACGAGCTGGCTGCCGACATCGTCCTTCCAGACGCGATCTATCGTGACCCTCAAACGCTCAATGCGGGCCAGAACGCGGCGCGAGCGCATGACCTCGAGGATCAGGTCTTGTACATCACGGTTGCGCGGATATTTCCGCCACAGGGCGCGTAGCGCGGAGACGTGAAGGGGGCGGAAGTCGGGGAGGCCGTATGCCATGGCTGCACTCGCAATACTGTGTTTTTGTACAGTATAGCGAGTGCGAAGCGCTCATGCGGAGAGAATCAGGGGGGCACGTGCTCGGGCTTCGGCCGCCGGTTGGTGGTCGCCCATTCCTCGGCATCGTGCGGAGCGCCGAGCGCGCCGGTGACGCGCCGGAGCATGTTCATCGCCGAGCACTGCCGCAGAGTGATCGCAACGGCGCCGAGGCTTACCGCTTTGTCGCGCATGCTCATGCAGATGTCGTAGTGGCTGTCGTGCCGCGGCGGCGCTTGCCACCACCTTCGCGCCACGCCGATGGCGCGCGCCATCGCGTGAAGCTCCTCGTCGGTGTCCGCGATCAAGTGCGACATCTTCATCCGGCCGTACTGGCCGACCGGGTAGCGGTACATGTCATCAACGTAGACAGTCATGCCGGCACCTGCGTAGCCTGAGTGCGCGCGATCTCGACGAGGCGCGGATCGGCCTTGGTCAGCACGTCGAGCAGTAGCCGTTTCTCTTCGAGGTAGGTGACCGCGAACTTTGGGTCGTGCTGGACGATGCTCGACGTGTTGCTGATGAGGTCGGCGCACTTGATGGTCTGCACCCAGGCCGGCGCATTGGCGAGCCGCGCACGCGACGCAGCCTTGCGCTCGGCCCGATTGCCGGTCTCCAAGTCGGACAGCAGCATGACACCATCCGCCACCCAATGCCCGAACCGCCGCGTCAATTCTTCTTTGCTGACGCCTTTATCTTCTACACAGTCATGAAGCCATGCCACTGCCACAATCACGCCGGCCCCGACCATGTAGTTTCCCTCAACAGTAGCCACGATCCCCGCCACCTCGGCAAGGTGATCGGTGTACGGATTGCCGGTGTACTTCCGCTTTTGATCGCGATGCACGTGGCGGGCGAATTGCATGGCGCGGAAAGCGATGCTCATTGTGCGTCTCCTGTCTCAAGTGGTCCCGTGTCTCGGTATTCGTATCGGGTCGGCCGGCGCGCGTAAATGCCGGTGCGTTTGTCGGGGTCGCCAAGGTGCTCACGTTCAGCAGTCGCGTATGAGTTGCTGGCAGTTCCATCCGTCAACAGAACCGGTTCAGCGGGAGGGGCGACGTAGCACTGATACGACCCATCCGGGAGATTGCCGTAGTAGTCGAAGTCTGTGTTCACCATGCTGTCGGAACCTCGAAAGCGGCGGATCGTCAGTATTCCAACGTGTTCGGCAGTACGCAGCGCCTTAACCTCGTCCTCCAGTTCGGCGATGCGCGATTGCTGGCTGGTGAGGGAGTCGATCGCACGGCTCATCAGTACCGTGTCGCCCCATTGTGCAGGGCCGTATAGCGCCTCGCGCAGTTCTTTAATCAGTTCGTCCACAGTCATAGCTCCTTAACGTATGCTGCGCTATAGGACACCGAATTCCATCCGCCACAGCGGCATTTGTACTGCTCTCCGCGCGGCGTTCCATCGGTATCGCCGTCGTCGACGCCGATGATGTTTTGGCAGTGGCGGCATTTGATAATCCAGTCGCCGCCGTCTTTGCTGAACATGCGAACCGACTTGATTTCGTCTTTCGTATCGCGACTGTCAGGCATTGGCTTCCCCCGCTTTAATGGCTTTCCGTTGTGCTGCACGCTCGCGCGCGATTTCGTTTTCTTTGCGGCGCAGAGCCTTTTGGGACTCAGCCAATTCGAATAGGTGCGAGAAGCTGAGACTCGCCATCTTCATTCCGGCATAGTGGTCAGAACAAAGGTTAAGCACCTCGTCGTCGCCTCGAAACCAGTTGACCTGAATATCGACGCGTCGCGCGGCCGTCTTTCGGCAGCACGAGCACATGCCGCGCTTCATGGCCCGATCCAATGCGCGGGTACTCTCTCTTGCTCATTCGCCGCCCTCATTGCCCTTGGTGCGGAGAAGGGCATCCCGCGCATCTGCTGTTGCCGGCGCCGGGGTAGCGGCGAGAAGGTTGAGAACAACGTCGATTGCGCCGTTAAAACCACAGCGAAATATTTCGTCGCCATTGTCGGGGTTTTTCTTGAACCATCGAATAGCCTGTTCAAGCGCCCCCGTGAGCGCTACTGCTTGCAGTGCTGCCGCGCATGGCATGGTCACACCGAGATTGCCTTGCAGGTCCATCGAACCTGCTCCCGTAACCGGCCATACCTCTGCGATTGGACTGGCTTGGGCTCCACTCAACGCCTGCTGCCCGGTAGGGGTTTGGGCGAGTGCGGCGCGGGCGTGGAACAGTTCTCGAATAGCATCGGCGTGCATAAATCCGGTGCTATCGTCTCGGCGGATGGATTGCGCGTACTCGCGCAACAGTTCGTTGAGCTTTTCCATGTCAGTCCACCCGAAGCACTTCATCAAGCGTATTGGTCAAATCCACAACCGTCTTGCACGCAGCATCACCGAACTCCTTGACAGCCACGTCAGCGGCGCCGCGCGCCATGTCGGACGGCCACCCACGAACAAACACCGCGCAGCAATAGACCTGAGCCCACATTCCCGGCGCGCTCAGATAATCGGAAATATGCGCCGCCCGCTCATCCGCCCCGCTCACCGGTGAGGGTGCGGGAGCTATCACAACGCGCGCGTCTTCCCACGCTACCGGTTGCCACTGTTCGTAGTGCTCCGTTTTGCCGTATTCGTCCTTGTGATCTTTCAAGGCAACGAGTCTCTTAAGCACTGCGAGCGCTGCACTATCCGCGCTCACCGGCGAGGGTGCGGGATTGCGTCTGTGCCACGAATCTACGCGCCGCGCGAGTGATTCATCGGACTCGTTGAAAAGCCGAGACGGGTATGCGCCAACCGGCGCTGCGCTCACCGGCGAGGATGCGGGAGGCGGCGAATCGTTCTTACCGCATGTTTTGATGCTCGCGACACCGTTGGTGGGCACGTCGGCCGGGCGCCAGATGAAGCCGCAGTGATGGCACAGGTGCGAACGGTGCGGTGGGTTGGTCCATGTGACGACTTCTTTGATTTGCAGGCCGATACTCGCATCTGCTTCGTTGTGCCATTCCGGCCCGTCGATGTGCTGTACGCCGCACTTCGGGCAGAACAGCACCATATCGACCGGCGCTGCGCTCTCGGTATGGGCGGGATAGGTATAAAGCGCGTATTTCCGTGCATGCGGAACTGACAGTTCGCCCTTGTCGTCAGCGAAGGCCAGTTCCCAAGCACCTCCGTCGCGGTACATGAATGCCACCGGCTGCTTGTCGTCGTTCATTTGGTCACCTCTGCACAAGCGTGCGTTGCCCACACAGCGAACGGACTGTCTTCAGCGTCGCAGATGTCGATGATCCACCATCCAGGCGGCGGTGCCGGGTTCCATGCCGAGATATCGGGGCTGCCGTTGTCGAAGTACGAGACATAGGCTGGATGCTCCATCCGCTCGGTTTCAAGGTAGACGATTTGCGTTTTGATGCCGGCGCGCCGCTCAAGATCGGCCCATTGCTCCGGCGTGCAGCGCTCGGCCCCGTCCATCTCGACTTGCCAGAAGTGCAATAGATCGGGGTGCGACCAATAGCCGTTTTCGTCGCGCGTCACCGGGACTTGCTGAAGAATCCGCGCCGGCTCGGGATTTTTAATGGTGCTCATGCTCGCCTCTCCGCGCGACGCTTGCGCTCGGCCATGCATTCGTCGGCATAATCGAACGCGTCGCGGATCGTGATCACGCCCGGGGTCACGCCTTGGTGTGCTGCGTTGAGGCCGCGCAATTCACGAAGGTTCTTATCCGCGAGCGACGCGATCAGCCCGCTCAACGCTGCAGCGACGTACATGTCGTGCACGGTGGGCGCGAAGTCGGTGAACAGGACATCGTCGTGCGGGCTTTTCGGCGGCTCGACGGCGGCACCCGATGGCGCCACGGTTTCGTTCTTCAAGGCGTTTTCTCCTGCTTCGGTGCGCGGCGCTCCAGCTTCGCCAGTTCGCGCTCGCATTCGTGGTAGATGGCGTCGGCGCGCTTTCTGTCGCCGGCCGTCAGGGCTTCGTGCAACTGCGATCCGGGCGCGGCCCGCGTGTCGCGGTATGGGATGGACTTGTGGTGCACGGTGATCAGCGCTGGCGAATCGTCGTCTGCGCGCAGAGATTCGCCGCGGCGTGCCCGGTAAGGTCCGATGCCTGTGCGACGGCGCCGCGATCCGTGATGGCATTCACGACAGCGACGAGCTTGTCGCCGACATAGACGTACCAGCGTTTCAGTTGAGAGCGCGGGTAGACCATGGCTACACCTCGATTTCGATGGGGACAGCCCGAACGACGATTCCGGCGGCGTTGTTATCGGCGTTAATTTGTGCGTCCGCTTTCGTCTGGAACACGGCGGCCGAATTGTTCCGTTGTGCAAACAGACCCGAGTTCCCGTACACGTTCAAATAGACGGTTTGCTTCTTCGGCGCCATGAACAGATCGGAGCCGTTTGGCTCGCGATGTAACGCACGACCGTCTTCGTAGTAGGTTACGGGGGATGCAATTCTTTCGATGCGGCAGACGACGCGGTGCGCTTTATCGAATTCGGGAACGTGCGCGATGAACACGGCCTTACGGCCGTCGCGCGTAACAAGCGGCTCGCCGCGCTTGGCGGCTTCAAGGTCGAACGGCTTCACGCGGTTTGCTCCTGATCGGTAGGTACTTCAGACTTGCGGTAGAGGGCGACGAAGGCCGGCACGTCGATTTGCGACACGTGCGCGACATCGCCTTCGCCGAAGATGTAGGTGGCGCCGTACTTGGCTCCGGGGAACGTGAAATTGGCGCGGCACCGAGTGCCGCTGCGCTTGTCGCTCGGCATCAGCTTTTCGCCGTAGACGTACACGCTTTGCAGCGTGCAGCCGGGAAACTTCGCCTCGACAAGTTCGATGAGTGCGTTCTGCGCCGCGACGTTCATGCGCTTGCGCGCGTCGTGGCGCGCGAGGCATTCTTGGTTGCAGAACACATGCGACTTGCGGACGACGTACGCGCCGGACGCGATCTCGTTGCCCTCGTCGTCGTATTCGTAGTCGTCCGACACGCGCTGCCCGCAGCCAAGGCACTCGAACCACCATCCGGCTTTGATCATTTCCTCCATCGGGACCGGGCCGGGCGCGTATTTGTCGAAATGCGGCGCGCGGCGGCATGACTCGATGCTTTCCCACTCGACGCCGATTTCGCTCGCGCCTTCGCGGCGCGCTGTTGCCGAATTGGTGGCGAACACCACGCAGCCGTGGCCTTCGTAGTCTTCGGTGACCTGGTAAGCCTTCAGAGGCTTCGATATCGCTTCCGTCATTTCTTCCTCGCGCTCAACCATCCGAGCAGCGCGCCGATGGCTGCGGCCACGACGACCGCGCCAGCGACGCACAACCATGTGCCGATGTCCACGGCGTTACGATCCCTCGCGCAACGTCTCCGCGCCGTCACGCAACAGGCTGATGACAATGGCGCCGAAGCAGGCGCCGGCCACGAAAGACACACCGATCAGGATTCCCATATCCCCATCTCCCTAAGAAGAGGCGCGACGCGCCCCGCACATGCCGCTGCCGTCCGCAGCGGTCCGAAACAGGCCGGATGATTAACGCGATGGACGCGCACGGCTCACCGGCTGAAGCCTCACTCGGGCGCGGTGGGTGGGATTGCTGTGCACACCCGTGCGCTAATGGGTTAGCAGAATAGCAGCGTGATAACACATGTGCAAGAGGGTGTGCACGATTTTTCTGCGGGTTACTTCTGCGTTGCGAAGTTGACGAACGGGATTGCGGCACCGGACCACTGCGCCGGCAACTTGCCATCCCACTTCTTCACTGCTTCGAGGGCGACGTACTCCTGTCCGCCCTGTTGCTGGATCGCCTGAGCCTGAATCGCAATTGCCTTCGCCTGGCCCTCGGCTTCGACGATGCGTTGCTGCGCCGTCACCTTGGCCGTCTCGAGCTGCTGCTCGGCGGTGAGCCGGTTCTGTCCTGCGACGACCTTCTGACGCACGGCAGCCGCGAACTGAGAGTCGAAGTGGAAATTCTGGACGTTGATGTCCGAGACGATGATGCGGTACTTCGCAAGCTTCGATTGAAGCTTCTGCACGATGTCCTGCGAGACTTTCGCGCGCTGCGTCACGAGTTGTTCAGCGGTGTACTGCGAGGTCACGGCCTTGAACGATTCGTACAGGGCCGGGATGATGAACTTCGACTCGATGTCGGCGTCGTCACCGAAATTGTTGTACACGTAGGGTGCGTGTGCCGGATCGTATTCATAGTTCACGGTGATGTCTTCGTAGACCTCCTGCAAATCGGCGGTGCCGCCTTCGGCCTTCGTTGCTGTTGCGCTCTGGAAGCGCACATTGAAGTCGACCACTCGCGCGAGCGGGTTGAGGAAGTGGATGCCCTCCGGCAACGGCGCGTCTTGAACGTCTCCGAACAGCTTGACGACTCCACGATGCCCGGCGGGCACGACGTGGACAGACATGATGGCGAGTACCACGGCAACGACGGACGCTGCGGTGGCAAAGAGGCTGCGAATCGGATTCTGCATTTAGACTCCTTCGTTGTGGTTGTACTGCGGATGATTAGGCGGCTTGCGGCGCCGGAATGAGCTTGATGCGTGCGAAGTACCTGTCGAGGCGGTCGAAGAGGGCGCGCTCAAGGTCGGTCATCGCGGCATAGACCTTGGCGTCCCAATGCTGCACCGTGGAGTGATGCAGGTTCAGTTGCTTCGCGATGGCCCGGTGGGTAGGTCGCGTCTCGTCGCCGAGTTCGAGGAAACGCCGCACGAGCAGTTCGACCAGTTGCGCGCTGTCGTTTCCGATCTGCTTCGCGATGTGGCGCTCGACATCACGTTGCCCGTCGATCTGCGATTCGTCCCACGCGTAAGCCGCCCAGGCATAGCCGCGCAGATGCACAGGCAATTCCTGGACGGCCTTTCGAATGAAGACGGCTTGCGCCCGCAGTTCATGCGGCGAGAGTTCGCCGCCGCCGCGCACCGCGCCGTACCCGTTGATGGCGTGCTGCGACTTCTGCTCCACGCGAAAGGCAAACTTCAGCGCTTCGTCCGAGTCTCGAAACAATGCGGTCATGGGCGGTTCCCGTTGCGGTGTGGTTGTCGTTCGTCGTACGCGCCGCAGCGTTCTTCAGCCGGGATATCACGCAGTCGGCAGAAGGGGCGCTCGGCGTCCACTACGCGTAGCCGCTCGAGGTGGGCGCATCCCTTGCACGTGCGCTCCTCGCGGCGGATGAGAATTTCGAGAGGGTCGAGCCCGAACTCGTCACCAAGGCGGGGCATGTCCGTTACCCCACGCGGCACATCGCATCAATCGCTGCGGCGGCGACCTTCATTGCGATTTCGCGCTCAAACATGCCGGCCGGCGGCTCGCCGTAGTCCTTGCCGGTCCACCGGTACAGCGGGGAACGCTTCTGCTTCGTGTACGTCATGCCGATTTGCTCGACGTAACCCATCGGTATCAGCTTGCGCACGCACTGCTTGACCGATTCGGCAATCATGTCGGCGCGCATGGCGACATCGACCTTCGAGCCGGGGCCGAACACCGCGAGGGTGTGGACGACCATCTTCTGAAATTCGCTGATGGGTTTCATGCGCGCTGTCTCCGCTTGAAATCGACGTGAATGACGTTGCTCGGGGCGGCGATGGTCCCGTCCTCCTCCAGCGACCGCAGGAGCTTGTCGTTCAGTTCGCGAGCACTCTTCGCGATGAGGCCGGGGAAGTCGGGTACGCCTGTAAATTCGGCTTCATGGAACACGCGCTCGGTGCGCACGGTGTTCGTGTCGGCATCGACGAACTCGAAGCGAAGGCGGAAGAATCCGCGGATCGCCAGTTTCTTTTGGCTCATGCCCGTTCTCCTTCGATCTGCTCCACGGTGACGCGCACGGCCGCATCGGACGCGTAGCGCTTCGTCTGCTCTGATTGCACGATCTGGACGTCGTCTGCGTACACGATGGCGTTCATCGCGTCGGCGATGGCTTTCGTGCAGTTGTCCAGGTCCGGCCGCACGGTCGGATGAATCTTTCCGTCGAGTGCTGCGATGCGCCGATACTTCGGCCAGCTACGGGGTATCTCGACATCGATGTCGATGGAGATGCGAATCGGCCCGGAGAAGGGCACGCGACCTCGCATTGCGGCGCGCGCAATCAGGGCGACGGACCGCTCATAAGCGCGCGTCTTCGTCGGGGTTGAGACGGTGCCCCGGTAGAAGCGGGGGCGCCCCTTGCCGACGGCCGCAAATGGGATGACGAAGTGCACTGTCTGCGTCATGTCACACCGGAGCCGTAGCCGTGGGCGTGATCGCCTTCTTCAGGCGGTTCGCGGCAAGGTCGTTGCGCAACAGCACGACTTGCTCGTGACCGTTGATCTTCACGGGCACCGACAGGCCCACCGTGTTGTTCTTGCCGACGGTGATCCAGTTGATGCGGTCGAGCCCGAGCAATTCAACCGGGAGCCCCTTGCTCTTGATCTCGGCATCGATAGCCAGGTAGAAGCGCTGCTTCGTCGACTGCGTTGCTGGCTTCCCAACGACGACGCGCTGAAACACCGAGCCGAACGCAAACTGAATGCTCTTGTGCTGCTTGTTCAACCCCATGAGGGCAGCGTGATCCATGCTCACTCCTTGTTTCCGAAGGCGCCGACCCATGCGGACCGGGCTGCCGAGATGCCCACTTCATCGACGATCTGCTTGAACGCCTCGTGCCGTTCGCCTTGGCGCGTGCGGCCCGCGAGCACATCGCGCGAACGCGCTTCTTTCAGCCGCTCGACGTTGCGGTTGTGCCTCTCAAGGCACGCGAGGCGGAATTGCTCGCTGTAGTCGCCGCGCCCACGAACGTGCATATGCGTTAGCAGGCGGGTGAAAAAAAATCGTTCTGAAGGGGAGCGGCCCGGCGCGCGCGTTTCGCGGGCTTGACGGCCGTAACGGGCTCCTGCTCTGTCACGTCGCTTGCCGGCGGCAGAGCGTCGGGATTGACGCGCACCAGGCTATAGCGCGCGACGCGGCACTCTTGCGAGTAGCGGTTGCGCACGGTGACGGTCTTGCAGTTGATGATGTGACCGGCTCCGCGAAGATCGTAGATGCGAGCCGAAAGACGGGTGATGCCGAACTCGGTGATGGCCTCGGCGGAAGTGAGCGGACCGCGCTGCAGGCGCTGGAGTATGCGTATGTTCTGCGATTCCATATCGTTCCTCATGCCCGCTCGTGCGCGGGTAGGTGCTTCGCCAATATCTGCCTCGTTTCCTCAACGAGTTCCACTTCGCTGAAGCCGTACATCTCTGCGAACTCTTCGCGTCCCTGGTCATGGACTCCGTAGCCGCTGCCTTGGTGATGCGCGGGGCAGAGTGGGCAGGTCCGGTAGTGACTGGCGCGTCCCCATCCCTGGCCGGTGCGTTGGTGATGCACAATCGCTGGACTCTCGCCATATCCGAGGCGCCTGCAAACTGCGCATCCGAGAGCAGCGACCCGGCCGAGGTAGTCGCGTTCGGCCTTCGTCGCTGCTTTCTTCGCCATGGCTATTAACTGTGATGAGGACGACTCATCGTATAACAATAACGCACATGCATTAGCACGGCAGGCGCGAAACGCCGCTCGAATCCAATGCAGTAAACGATTCGGATTGCGCAGAGTATGTCAAGCCCAAATTCTCGAACATCTGGATTCGGCATCCTAACCAATGCATGACGGGAACGGCCATGCTATTCCCAAGTGCCTTGTATCGCGGCCCATCTGCCGCCAGGCGTTTTGACTCCTCGCGCGTGATCATTGGAAAGCACTCTCGCAGGTACGCGATGTACTCTTCCATCTCCGCGGTCTTGATCGTGTTTCGACCGTATTCGATCAGCGTGTAGTCGTCGGGGAAGCCCTGTAGGCGTTCGCACTCGCGGGGCGTTAGGCGGCGCACTGCTGCGCTGGCCGTTGTGAACGGAACGCCGCCCGTGACGTTTCCATTGCCTTTGCGGAGCGTTCCCATTTCGCCCACGTTACTGCCTTGGCATTGGAACGCCACGGCGAGGTGCCCACCGCCATTCTGATGCGAGGCGTTGTGGCCCATGCTGCGCATCGTCGAGGCAATATCGCCAACGCCGAAACCGTTCCGACCCGACGCTTTGCAGTCGAAGGCGACGGGGACAAGCGGAGTGCCGCGTCCCGTGCCGTCCTCACTCGCATCGAACCCTTCGCCACGTAGCGAATGCGCGACGAGCAACGTTTCCGTCTCGGCGTCAATGCGCTGATTAGATGTCGTCAGCGCTCTTGCAACAGATGGGATCAGTCGGCCGTCGGCTGCATCGTTTTCGTCACTTCCTCCAGTGCTCGCCGCAATTGTTCCGGCAACGTCTTTCCACGCTTCGCGGCGCGGCGCAGGATGCCCAAGCAGGCTTTCGCGCTCAAAAAGTACCGCTGCGGCAGGACGCCAGTCTCCAAGATATCCGACAACGAACACACGTCGGCGTCGTTGGGGAATTCCGAAGAATTGAGCGTCAAGAACGCGGTAGGCGAACCCATACCCGAGTTGCCCCAACCCTGCGAGGAAGGTGCCAAAATCCCGCCCCTTGTTTGATGACAGGACGCCGGGGACGTTTTCCCAGACCACCCAGCGGGGAGCGAAGCGCTTAGCAATGGCAAGATAGGTGAGCATGAGGTTGCCACGTGGATCATCCAATCCCTTTCGGAGTCCTGCGACACTGAAGCTCTGGCAGGGAGTTCCGCCGACGAGAAGATCGAGAGTTGCATCGGGCCAGTCCTTGTACTTGGTCATGTCGCCGAGGTTCGGCACGTTGGGGTAGTGGTGCGCGAGCACGGCCGACGGGAACGCGTCGATTTCGCTGAGGAACGCCGCGCGCCAGCCGAGCGGGTGCCATGCGACGGAAGCGGCTTCGATGCCACTACAAACTGAGCCGTAGATGAGAGGTGTCGTCATTTGCACCTCACGCACACAGGAGTTCTAGGCCGGATTGGCGCTGACGTTCTGCCTGAGCCTCCATGCTCTTCGGGTCGTTCTCGCATCCTATGTAATGCCGTCCGAGCTGCCGTGCCGCAATGCCGGTTGAGCCGCTGCCCATGAATGGATCGATAACGACGCCTTGTGGGGGCACGGAATAGGAAACGAGCGGCGCCAATATCGCGAGCGGCTTCTGTGTTGGGTGGAACGCGTTGCCGTGCTCGTTCGGGCTATAGATGACAGAGCGAACGAGGCGCGGTCCGCCGTCTTCGCTGATGTAGTGCCCTGCGTTGATATGCCCGGTATGAGTCGGGCGCGTCTTTCTTCGCACAACCTTGGCTCGTGCGTCGTTCGTGTATTGGGGTTCCTTGAACACGTCGGCCCAAGCTCCGCGGTAGAACTGGATCGAATGCTCGTGCACACGCCTGAATCGGTCAGCGTGAAAGCCCGATCCGTTCTGCTTCTCCCACACGATGTCCTGCGCGTATTTAAAGCCAGCGCGCTCCATCTCACCAAACAGAGACGCAACAAATCGCATGCTCCCGAATACCCACAGGCTGCACGTCGGCTTCAGAACGCGCGCCATCTCCTCGACCCAGCCATCGCACTGGCGATCCCAAACGAGGCTTGTGTCGCCATATGGCGGATCGGTGATGCACGCATCAGCAATTGCTGCAGGCATCTGTCGCATGAGTTCTCGACAGTCCCCGAAGTGGCAGCGATCGAGCCAACTGTTCATCGGTTCTCCTTGATAATTATGTTGCATATGCGTTATCTCAGTGGGCGCGCTTATTTGACGAATTGCCGCCATTCGTTAGCCGCGCGACTGGTTTCGATTGCATCAGTTGCGCCGCGGACTTCGGTTCGATCGCGTCGCGCGAGCCGCCGGCATACGTCAACCGCGCACGCTCGATGTCGCCTATCACGCGCAGCGGTGCCGCCTCGAAGCCATGCTGTCCGTTGTACGCTTCGCTCGAGCCGATCAGCCTCGACGGGTACGCCGACTCGACACGATTCATCGTCAGCGCGCGATACCGGTTTTCGAACTCCCGGCCGACGTGCGGCCACTCTTTCTCGTTGGTCAACTCGAAGCGCGTCCAGCCACCCATGTCCGAAATAACGCGATGGATCATTGGATCGTCGAACACGACCGAACACCACGTGCCGACCGTGCGCACGGCGCGATCAACCTTCGTCCACGCGAGCAGCGCGGCGTCCTTCGTCGTGCCGCCCATGATGCGGATGAGGTCGCCGGGCCGCGGCATACGCTGGAGGTCGTCGGGGGACGCCATGTAGCGCGCGGATGCGTCTTCGACGGCTTCGATGCTGTACGGCACAAGTCCGCGCCAGTACATCTCGATCAGCGGCTCTGAGAGGTCGCGCGAGTACATCTCGGCAAGCGCGGTCAACGCGAGCCCGAAGCGTATGCGGTCCTCGGGATCACGCATGGCCGCCTCCGTTCCGTTCGAGCCAGCGCTTGGTAGCCTCGGCCGTCCGCGCTCCGGCCTTCGAGAGCCTGGGCGACGGCGGGGCATCGGCGTGCCGGATGAACTTGTCGACTTGCGCGGCGTTCCGGCAGATGAGTTCGATGTCGTCGTACACGGTGCGTTGCTCGTTGTCGCCCATGTGGAAGCTCGAATTCGCGATGCCATCGACGGCCTTGCATAGTTGCTCGACGGTATAGCCGTCGGCGAGCCGCGCCCGGATGTTCTTCTCGCGCTTCGTGTCGAGCTTCGCCTGCGGATGGTCGCGCACCGCCTGCCAGTGCGCGAACACGCGCTGCACGTCGTCGATCGATGTAGCCGGTTTGGTCGCCCGCTTCTTGCCCTTTCCGGTGGGCGGGGGAGCAGGGTCGTCGGGCGTAAGCTCGACATTGGTTTTCTTATCCTGTTCCTGTTCCTGTTCTTGCTCCTGTTCTTGTTCTTGTTCTTGTTCTTGGCTTGGGAGGGGCTTCGAAGGGGCTTGAGTGGGGCTATCGCCGCCTCGACGCAACGTCATGTTGAACGCGTCTGCGTAACGGTCGTAGAACGGCCCGAGGAAACGGTTCTGCGGCAACGCGTTGTAGTCGCGCTGAATGCCTTTGCATTGATGGTCCGCCGGGCTGAGCTGTTCGGCCACCTGGTAGCGAGCCATCTCGTAGACCCAAACCATCTCCGCTTCGGTGTCGTAGCCGCAGAACTCGGCGCCGACACATTCGTTAAGCCCCTTGGTAGCCCCTTCCAAGCCCAAACCGGTCTCGTGTGCGATGGTCGGAATGGAGACGTAGTACAGGCCGAGCATGGACGCGCTCGGGCACGTGAGCAGGTAGAACGCAACGATCTGAGCCTCCGGCCCGCGCGCGCGTAGCCGCTTGCCGGTCGCGCCGATCCAGAATTTCGGCGAGACCTTCGAGTAGTCACGCATGGCACCTCCTCGCGGCAATATGGCCGCGCTCGCGGTGCCGGGCGCAGCCAGGGCAGCCGATGCGTATATGACGCGGGAAGCGACGGGCCAAAGCGGCCGGAACCGGCCGGCGAATCTGTATCGCTCTTTCATTTGTAAGCATTTGTTACGCCAAAGTCGTGCGCCTGCACCGGCCGCGCCGGGCAACCGCTTGAACTGGATGGGTTTTACGCGCGCGGCTGTGCCAGCGCGGCATGACGGGGTGCGTTACCTCCGTTCATTGAAAAGTAACGTGTTATCCCCTAGCATACGGGTGTGCTGACCGGACACGGGTTAGTCGGCCGGCCATTGGTCCGCTATTCGGAAGGGCGTCTTCGTCTTCTTCGATGCAGCCTGAAGACGTTTCGCCGTCTCCATGCCGATGGTGCCGCGGCATTTGGCGACGTGCAGGTAGCGGATGCTGGTTTGCGCCTCGGCGATCACCGCGTCGCGCTCCTGGCGACGGCGCTCGCGTTCGGTGGGCGTGATGCCCTTCTCGTTGAGGTCGTGTGCTTTGAGCCAGTCTTCAAGGTTCATTCGTGCTCCATCTGTTAGCACATTGGGGTGGATTCCGCGTGCGAAAGCATTAGCGCGGGGCTGTTTGACGCCTGCCAGAAGGCGCTTAATAATCGGTTCGGGGTTTGGAAAGTGGATCAACGATCACTACGCAAGATGAACGTGCGAATTCTTCAGGCTGAAGTGGGGGGAAGCCTGACGACTCTCGCCAAGAGGGCTGGTACATCTCAGTCGTACCTTTCGCAGTGCGTTGGAAAGGGTTCGGTTAGAGATATCGGCGACGAGATTGCGCGGCGTCTTGAGTACGCGATGGGCAAGCCGGTAGGCTGGCTTGATGAGCCCCACGTTACCGATGCAAAGCAGGCGAAGGCACGGGCCATCTTCGACGAACTGTTGCAACTGCCCGAATACAAGGTCGACGCGATCATCGACCTTCTCGACATGAGGGCAGAGGAGACAGAGGGAACGCTTGGTCGGGTCAACAAATCCGCGATGCCGCAAGGCCGGGACGGTGATCGCGTTATGGTTCTTAAAGACGATGTACCACCAAGACAACAAGGTAGTAAGTCTGTACGCAAGAAGTGAGGGGGACGACCGCCTGATTGGCGCGCTCGAGCAGATGCTCGAACGGGTGCGATCTGGCGAGATATATGGCATGGTGGCTGCGTTCATCGACCCCGAAGGGGTGTGCACGTACATGCTGAGCGGTGCGGCGATAGACTCGCCAGCTATCGCGGCGACCGTAGCGGGTCGCTTGAAGGCACGAGTAGACCGATACGTCATGGACTGAGCGGCGCGCGATATCCCACAAAAAAACGATAGGTGTTCGTCCGCCAAGTCGAGTAACATTTCTGTACCTTGCAGTTTTTGCGTCACCGAAGAGAGCCCGCCACCGAGCGGGCTTTTTCTTTGCGCGCCGCTCGGGCAGCGCTGAACGCCGAGAACTGCCGTCTGCATTCCTTGCACGCTGAACCCCTTTCCCGTTTGTATCGGCCCGCTACTCGGATAGAACACATCCACATGCGGGCAGCATAATGTGCGCTAACTCGTTACGCTCACGACAGAGTATATGTGTTAGCGAAAGCGTTAGCAAGAGATTTGCCGGATTTTCTTGTGGCGCCGCGCACGCGTGCAGATCGCTAGGTGTTGTGCTAACGCGTGTGCTAGTGTCACACTCGTTAGCTTGAAGATTCCAGCGCCTCATGGCCGGCGCTACGACAGCAAGTAGGCCGATTCGCTGGAGGGCGGGAGGTGGCGATGCGCAAATAACGCGGCTTCATCACGGCACAGAACCGCCGATTGAGACGCCAGATTTCGAGGGCAGTGATGCCCATTAGCGCGGCTGTGTGCTGCGCGGCCAGGGGCATAGCGCGCTGAGCGCGACTCACCCGAAGGCCACAGAAACGACACACGACCCTGGATCGGGGGAATTGGCCTGAGCGCCGACAAACGCAAATAGACCCGGTAACGCCGCCACGATACGGCGGGCGTCACCCCCACGATACGGGGGAGCTTTACGCAGGGCGCCCGGAATATGGCAGTGCGGTCCGTCTCCGCTCCTCCGCACCGCACGGCGGTGTCTGCCGGAATAACCGTCACGCGGGCGCCCCCCGTAAGGCTTCGGCGGGATAGAGCAGTCGGTCAGCTCGTCGGGCTCATAACCCGAAGGTCGTCCGTTCGAATCGGACTCCCGCTACCACTCACACCTGTGAGCGACTGGCGCGAAGAACGGGAGGCGGAAGCCTCCACGATCGCGCAATGCCCCGTGAAAAGGCCGAAAGGCTCGGGAACGCTGAACCGCAGCGGATATGAGGACTGGCGCCGGGCCGGTCGGAATGCGGATCACCCGGCGCTCTCACAGAGGGGTTCGTGCGGACCTCAAGCGGGAATGACCACGGTGCGCAACGTGCGACCTCTCCGCACGAACTCCTCTGTGAGAGCTAATGCCGTCACGTGCAGGTCGGCTGCACAGAGCACCCCCGGACGGCACATTGAGCACGCGGTATCTGCGTTTCGGCGCAGCGTTGATAGCGGCACGACAGGTCCGCATGGGTTCAGACTTGCCCGATGGTTGAGGAGCACCCACCCTCGCTAACCAGATGACGGCGCCATAGACCAAGAGGTGTCGCAGCACACTGCCGGGGATGACATCCCGGGTGAGGCGTCCATAGCGCGCCGGCGGCCCGTCGTTAAGGGCGCTTTCACGCATGCCGGCGGCAGGGTGGCGCGCCTCTGTCCGCGCGCAGTCCGAATGAAGTAGGACGCGGAGCTAACGGCAGTCGTGAGAGCGAATGCCAGCAGGACGCTGCGAGCAGGTTGGGATGCGAAGCGGTGGACCCACGCGACGCTCGTCGGTTCAAATCCGACCGCTCTCTTCGATTTTGATGACCGAAACGCACAACGGTGTGCGGCCGGACTGTTAATCCACGTGAGGCGGGTTCAATCCCTGCTCGGTCAGCCAGTTTGCCCTCGTAGCTCAGCACGGCAGAGCGTTCCCCCTGTAAGGGAAGGGTCGCGGGTTCGAATCCATGCCGGGGGCACCATGCGGGCTTGGCCGAGGTGGTCAGGCTGCGGCCTTCCAAGCCGTCTACGCGAGTTCGACTCTCGCAGCCCGCTCCAGCTTCAGACGTCGAGCACCTTAACCGAGATGCCGAGCGCGTCCGCGATCTTCTTCAGCGTCGATTTGCGCGGCTTCTCCGCAGTCTCTTGCTGAGCGTAGGCCGATTGCGAGATGCCGAGCCGCGAGGCGACATCGGCTTGCGTCAGTTCAAGGTGCTCACGCCACGCGCGCACAGGCGTAACGCCGTCTTCGACCACGCGCTTGACGACAGCGTGCGGGATATACGGCTCTTCGGCTGCCTTGCCGACGAGTTCCTGATATTCGCCGTAGGGGATGACGGCGAAAGTCGGACGCCCTGCGGCGTCTCGAATGATTTGGGGTTCAGTACGTGCGCTCATCGCGTTTCTTGACCTCTTCGACAGAGACGACGTGCACCGCGCCGTCGTAGTTGAAAAACACTCGGTAGTTGCCGACCCGAAGGCGGTACCCGTATTCGTGGTTCGTCAGCGCCTTGATGTTCGAGCAGTTCGGGAACGCCACCAGCACATCGACGGCCTTCGTAATCGTAGCGCCGTCTTTGCGGTCCAGCTTGCGAACCTGCTTCATTGCTTTCGGTGACCAGCGGATCGAGTTCATGTGTGCATTATTAGTTTTGTATAAGGCTTTGTCAAGCGAGAAATAAGAATTTCCGCTGGCGAAGATAAGTTTTCGTTTGTCGTGGAGGACGGCGATGCTTGGAAAACTGTTGGCGGCGATTCGCGCGTGGGCAAAGCCGCGCACGCTTGACGACTTGATCATGATTCGCGGGCGGCTCGGCTACACCGTACCGCCGACACCGATTTACGGTGTGCTGAGCGGGGGATGCCATGCCGCAAGTTGAGCGCTTGCCGGCGAACGTCGCTGGACGAGACTTCATCGTCGGCGACATCCACGGCTGCACCGAGGCCCTGCACGAACTGCTTTGTCGAGTCGCGTTCGATACGCGGTTCGACCGGCTTTTCTCGGTTGGTGACCTGATCGACCGCGGACCGGATTCCGGTGGCGCTCTCACGTTGCTCGACTGCCCGTGGTTCCACGCGGTGCGCGGCAACCACGAGGAGATGCTTCGCACGGTGGTGAGCGATCCGAGTGCCCGTCATTGGGAATGGTGGGTTGCGAACGGCGGCGCATGGGCGCGAGGATGCGACATGACCGAACTGCGACAGGTATCTGACCGCCTTGGCGAATTGCCCCTCGCGATTGTCGTCGGCGATGGCGCCGAGCGGTTCAACCTGATGCACGCCGAGTTTTTCGGCACCGATGCGGAGCTTGACGAGGGGGATTTCGAGCCGTACGTCGCTATGCGCATGCTGTGGGGCCGCGATCTGGTGAGTGGTAAGTCCGTGCCGCCGCGCGAAGGGTTGTCGCTAACATACGTGGGGCATACGCCGGTGCGGTCGCCGTTCTGCGCGTTCTCCCGTCACTACATCGACACCGGCGCCGGCCATGCCACGCGAGACGCGCGGCTCACGTTGATTCAGCATGGCGTCGGAGAGGCTGCTTCGGTTCGTACGTGGACCGAGTCCGCCCCCGCGCTGACGTTGTGAGGCAAGCGTGCTCGACCGCCTGGCACATGGCGACGTCGAACCATCCGATGTGACACGCAGCCGCAGCGATGCCGAGGCGAGCGGCGAGCCACGCATAAGCCTCGGTGCGCGTCATCTCGCCCGACTGCCATAGCGGATTGAACGCGGCCTTGGCGCGCTTGCGGGCCTCGCGCGTCGGGGCGTCGGCGAGCGTGCCGAGCGGGATAGCAGTGAACGGGTGCATGCCGACGTAGGCCCGGCAGTGCCGACAAAGGTACGTCCACGGCCATTCGCCATAGTCGCGGCCGTAGATTTCTGCGTTTCGAACGACCTCGACAGGGCCACCCCCGCAACGCGGGCATTCGGTAGGTGCCGGAAGGGGATTCTTCACGCGCGCGATGGCCCGGCGTGAAGGATTCCACGGCGTCTTTTCGCCGCTCGCGCGGTCGAAGGCGTGTTGCATGGCTGTCATGCGGATGCTCCGTAGAGAAAGGTGCGAATCTCTTCGAGCCGCGCCCGGTATGCCGCAGTCATGCGCCGGCCGTGCTCGTCGTCGCCGAGCGGCGCATCGCCGTTCAGGCTCATCGCCAGCGATTCGAGAGCCGTGCGCACGGTAGTGCTTTGCGCGTCAGTGAGGCAGTGACCGTTGATCGTGATCACTGCCTCGCGCCAGTTGGGCGCGGTCATGCCGCGACGGGCTCTTCGACCTTATCGAAGGGGTAAAGCTCTTTGTTCGGCTTGATGTGCTGCCCGAAGTAACGGCCGATGGACTCGGCGGTGCGGAACGCCTCGAAGGTCGCCTCAGTGACGTTCCGGTATTCGTACAGCGAGCCCTGGCCGCGCTTCGAACGGAAGCGGATGGCGAGAACGTTGCGCGCCGGGTCGTGGCCGATGCTGTGGATTTGCGACGACTCGACTTCTTGCATGGCGATGCCTGATGCGGTGGTGCTCATGGTGCCTCCTTGGGGCGTGGTGAAAATTGGTGCCCGCGGCGGGAATCGAACCGTTCGGCCGTCGCCGACGCGCCTTCCGCTTAAGAAGCGGGTGCTCTCCTTGAGCTACGCGAGCAGTTGATCTGTTCAGTCGATTCCGTCGCCGCAGATGCGGATGTGCCGAACCGGCGCGTGCATGTGGCCGAGCGAATCGTCGGCACCGGCGCGCTCCGGCTGCGGCTCGACCGTCATCAAGCCGGCCCGAACAAGCGCCGCTTCCATGGTGAGGCGGACGCTGGACTGAATCTCGGGAACGCCTTCGAGCGCGATGAGGAGCGCGTCAGCCATTGCCCGGGAAGCCGCGAACAGCTTCGCGAATTCGGCGCCGCGCCCGCCCATAGCCGAGCAGTCGGCGACAAGCCAGCCAGCCGGATCGGCCGCCGTTCGCTTCGTGCGCACGAACCAGCCGCAGGCTTCGAGTTCGGGCAGGTTCTTGGTTGCGTTCATTTCGATCTCCATGCCGTAGCGGGAGGGGTGGTTAGAGAATCCAGTTAACTGCGAGATAGCCGAGGCGCAGAAGCTTCAGGATTGCGGCTTCTTTGCTGGAAGCGCGAACCGTAACGCTCTCGGTACCGCGCGCCGTCTTTACGTTTGCTGTGAATTCCATCTTCATCCCCTTCGTGCGTTGGTTCGGTGGTCAGGCGGCGAAGACGGAAACGCACTGAGCGATTTCGCCCATGGTCAGCCAGTATTCGATGACCTTGTCGCGCGCGGCCTCGGCGCTGACGGCGTGCATGTGGACGTTCGTGCGGCCCATTGCCACGTTTTCCATGACGACGATGTAGTGCTGCATGGCTGACTCCGGTGCGTTTGCGTTGTCGATGTGTGCATTATGCGAACGCATTAGCAGAAACGCAAGCGGTTTTTTGAGGTGGCGATGGGAGAGAGGAAAAAGCGCAACAAGGCGCCGGAGACGCCCACGCTCGACATCCCGGCGCGCCCGATGCCGCCGGAGGAGATGAGCAAGGCGTTTCTCGCGGCGCCCCAAGTGGTGGCGTGGCTGAACGAGGTCTTTCTCGACCCCGACTCGCCGCTCTACAACGAAGACCACGCCCACCTACGCGATGCTCACATCGGCGCGCTGTGGACGGAAGTAACGAATGAGAAGCAGATGCGGCGAGTGGCCGCGACCGCCGAACAGCCGATGTTCCGCGCCAGTGCGTGGGGAAGGGCTAGGCAAGAGATGCAGATGTGCGAATGGTTCGGTGACATCCCCGACTTCGTCATCACGATTGACGCGCGGATAGCGCGGGGGATGAGCGACGCCTCATGGTGCGCGCTCATCGAGCATGAGCTGTACCACTGTGCGCAGGCACTTGACGTGTTCGGCGCGCCTCGCTTCAACCAACGGACAGGACTCCCCGTCTTCGCCATAAAGGGCCACGACGTAGAGGAGTTCGTCGGGGTGGTTAGAAGGTACGGGGCGGGCAACGCGGCGGGGCAGACCTCGAAGCTGGTTGAAGCAGCAAATGCGACGCCGGAGTTCGGCGACTTCCAGATTGAACACTGTTGCGGGACTTGCTTATAGACCGACTCGCGATTTGACACCTCTTAGACGGATTCTTTCAACATGGCAACGCTCAACGACGACGTGAAGCTGTTCATCGTGCGCGCGCTCGCGTGCTACGACACGCCTAGTCAGGTGGCGGGGGCAGTCAAAGAGGAATTCGGCCTCGTGGTGAGCCGGCAGCAGGTTGAGGCATACGACCCGAACAAGGCGATCGGCAAGGGGCTGTCGAAGAAGTGGCGGGAGGTGTTCCAGCGCACGCGCGAGGCGTTTCTGGCTGACATCAGCCAGGTGCCTATCGCGAACGCGGCCGTGCGGCTGCGCCGGATCGAACGCATCCTCGTGAAGGCTGAGACGAGCGGGAACACGGTCGTCGCGCTGCAGGCGCTCGAGCAGGCCGCGAAAGAGGCGGGCGGGGCGTTCACGAACAAGACTCGCGTTGAGGCGTCCGGGCCGAACGGCGCGCCGATCCCGCACGCGCATGCACACGCTCACGCGCACATCGCCGCGGCTGTGACGCCCGACGAGTACGAGAAGGTCGTGCGGCGGGTTCTGGATGAGTATTGACCCGGTCGAACTGCAAGCGATCCGCGACGCAGCCCGGGGCGACCTGTACTTCTTCAGCCGCTACATGTTCAAGCGGCGCCGCAACTTCCAATGGAAGCGGAATTGGCATCACCAGGTCGTCTGTGATGCGCTCATGCGCGTCTATCGGGGCGAAACGCGGAACCTGATCATCAACATCCCGCCGCGGTACTCGAAAACCGAGATCGCGGTGATGAACTTCTGCGCGTGGGCGATGGGGATGGCGCCCGACAGCGAGTTCATCCATACCAGCTATTCGGCCAAGCTGGCTGCGAAGAACAGCGCAGGCGTAAAGGAGCTACTGACGCATGAAGCGTTTGGCGAGATTTTCCCTGATGTGCATCTGGCTGCTGACGCTACAGCCAAGGACGACTGGAAGACCACGGCGGGCGGCTCTTTCTATGCTACAGGCTCCGGCGGCACGATAACGGGCTTCGGCGCGGGCAAGGCGCGCGACGGTTTCGCGGGCGCCATCGTCATCGACGACCCGCACAAGGCCGACGAGGCGAGTAGCGACACGATCCGCGAGGGCGTGATCGAGTGGTTTCAGAACACGCTGGAGTCGCGCGTCAACAACCCGAACACGCCGAAGATTCTCATCATGCAGCGCCTGCATGAGCGAGACCTGGCCGGATGGCTGCTCGATGGCGGCAACGGCGAGGAGTGGGAGCACCTGTGCATCCCGGCGATCAACGATGGTTCGTGGCCGGAGATGGCGGGCGGCAAGGTGGGCGATGCGCTGTGGCCGTGGAAACACAGCATCGACGCGCTGCGCGTGATGGAGAAGAAGAAGCCGTACGTCTTCTCCGGCCAGTATCAGCAGCAGCCGTCGCCCGCCGAGGGCGGCATCTTCAAGCCGGACCGCATCACCATCGTCGACGCGCTCCCGTATGACCTCACCGAAGCGCGCGGGTGGGACTTCGCGGGCACCGAAGAGGGCGAGTCGACGAGCGGCGATCCCGACTACACGGTCGGTGCCAAGCTCGCAACGGACGCGCTCGGTCGCGTGTTCATCACCGACATCGTGCGCGGCCAGATGTCGCCGTTCGATGTCGAGATGTCGCTCAAGAACACCGCGGCGCGCGATGGGCACGGCGTGCGCATCTCGATCCCGCAAGACCCTGGGCAGGCCGGCAAGATGCAGTCGCGCTACTTCGTGCAGAAGCTGGCCGGTTACATCATCTCGGCGTCTGTCGAGACAGGCCCGAAAACAACGCGCGCGGCGCCGCTCGCCTCGCAGATGGAAGCGGGCAACGTGTACATGCTGCGCGCGCCGTGGAACGACGCGCTGATCGCTGAGATGCGGATGTTCCCGAACGGGGCGCACGACGACCAGGTCGACGCGTGCTCGCGTGCGTTCTCCTCGCTCTTCACACAGCAGTCCCCTGCATGGGGCAGCATCTAGGACACCACATGCCAGTACAGAAGACGCTAGGCGACCGCGCCCGCGCGATGCTGTTCGCCGCGCGCCGACGCCTGCAGCCGGAGCGGCACACGCAGGCATACGCCCGGCTGTTCAACATCGGCGGCCAGCAATACCGGAAGGACCGGCCGCTGCTCAAGCCGTCGCCGTCGAACCTGCGCAACTTCGCGCGCACGCCGTACGCGCGGCGCGCCATCAACACCGTGAAGCTGCCCATCGCAGAGTTGCGGTGGGACGTGCGGCCGAAAGAAGGCGTGAAGCCGAGCAAGGTGCTCGAACAGCAGATGCGCGTCGTCGCTGACTGCCTGAACAAGCCGAACAACGAGGACAGTTTCCGGTCGTTCACCGAGCAGTTGATCGCTGACTTGCTGATCGGCGGGGCGTTCGCCTACGAGCACGCCGTCGGCGGCGATGCGAACCGGCCGCTGTGGATGTGGCCCACCGACTCACTGTCCATCCAGGTATTCGCGGGATGGGACGGCAACCCGAAGACGGCGCGCTACATGCAAACGCTCGGCGCGGGCAACGTCGGGGGCGCCACGGGCATCCCCATCGCGGCGGAAGACCTCGTCTACGGTCGCGGCGACCCGACGACCGATACGCCGTTCAGTTGGGGCGCGCTGGAGGTGGCGTTCCAGACCGTGAGCCGCCTGCTCGGTGTGGGCGCGTACGCGGGCAACGTCGCGTCGAACGCATCGCCCGGCATGCTGCTCAACTTCGGGGGCTCCGGTAAGCAGGGCTCGTCGGCCCCGCTGCTCGACGACAACAAGCTGCGGCAGTTCCGCGATTGGTGGCGCAACGACATCGAAGGGCAGGGCATGACGCCCATCACGTCGTTCGAAGCGGTGCAGGCGGTCAACCTGCGCGGCGCCGACGACAGGGCGCTGTTCCTCGAATACCAGGACATGCTCAAGCGCGAGATCGCGGCGGCGTTCGGCATCTCGCCGATGAACCTCGCCATCGAGCGCGACGTCAACCGCGACACCGCCGAGGTCAGCTACGACCGCGATTGGGACGGCACGATCAAGCCCACAGCGCACCTGTTGCGCGCGCACATCAACCGCTCGTCTATCGAAGGGCGGCTCGGCTTCTCGCAGATCGAACTGACGTTTCCCGACATCGACCGCGAGGACGAGAAGGCGACGGCGGACATCTACAAGACCGAGTACCAGAACAACGCGACGACGCCGAACATGTACCGCGCGCGGAAGGGGCTCGAACCGATCGAGAGCGCATGGGGCGACATGACCTATGCCGACGTGCAGATCGCCATCAAGGGCGCGCAGGGCGCCAAGCAGATGAACCCGGACCTTGCAACGAAGGAGTGAGCATGCGGAAGAGTGCGCGAGACCCTTGGGCGCACGTGGTGCCGTCGACGTTCACGTGGAAGCCTCATTACGAGGCGTATCAGAGCGACAGCGGCAACCGTCGCTGGCTGCACAGCGGGACGATGTTCGAGCACCCGACGCTCAACGGCGGCACGCACTGCGTGTGGGAATGGTCGGATGGCGAGGCGTTTGAGTTCTGGCGCGATTCAAACGGGCGCGTGGTCGCCGGGCCGCGCGTGACACAACGGGAGCTACATGGACGATAACGAACAGGAAGGCCGCGCGCTGACCGCAGAAGAAATCGCGCTGCTCAACCGGCACGCGCCCGAGGGAGTCGTGATCGAGAGCGGCCGACAGCTCGGCGAGATGGTCGAGGTCAAGGTCGCGCTGCCCGCAGTGCTGCCGCACTTCGTCATCTCGGCCATGGAACTGAAGAGGTTCGCGTGACCAACAAGCCCGAATGGGTCGAACTGACCAAGGACCGGTGCGAGGCTATCGCGGCAGCCGTGTACAGCGGCGCGTGTGTCACCGCGCACACGCACCAACGTGCGCTCGCGGTGGCGCTGCGCATCACTGCCGAGGCCCGCGACATGCGAGTCGTCGAGCATCACTTCGACCGCTATCCGACCGAGCACGTTACCCGCGTGATCCCGCGCGCGACGTTCGAAGAACTGACCGGCGAGGCCACCGCCGAGACCGCCGCGAGCACGCACTAGCACCATCCCATCAACCCGCAATGGCCGCCCGTGAGGCGGCTTTTTGCATTCTGGAGCGCGAATGAGCTTCGATTACCACACCGTATCGCTGCCCGGTGGCGTGCCGCCGCAGTCGACCGACCGTGTATTCCTCGGGACGCTGTACGGCGTTGCCAACGGCGCAGGCGCGGCCGGCGCGGCGGTGAACGTCCCCGTCACCGGCCTGAACCTCCCGGCGAAGTACAACGTCGTCGTGCAGCCCGGCCAGGACGCAACCTGGTTCGCGACCGGCAAGACGCAGTCGGGCTTCACTGTGACGCTGAACCCGCGCCTCGCTGCGAACTCGATTGCGGCGGGCACGATCGACATCACGATCACCGCGTAAGGAGCCGCAATGGCAACGAACCAATCGACCCTCACGACCCGGCGCATCGCCGCCGAGCAGGCGAAGAACCCGCAACTCGCCGGCCTGATTCAGGCGGCCGAGGTCGCCGCAGCGGACCTCAAGAACCGGCTCGCGGCGCTCGCCGCTACCGGCGACAGCGCGGCCGACACCGCCATCACCGCGATCAAGGCAGCGCTGTAACGCGCGGCTTCGCTCAACCCAAACGGAAGCGACATGGCAAAGCAATCGAACACGCCGGCCACCCCGGCGAAGCAAAGCGGCGCGCCCGACACCGGCGCCGAGGATGCCGCGAAGAAGGAGGTGACGCTCAACACCGGCGCTCAGGACATGGCGAAGGGCAACGCGAGCGAGACGCCCCCGGTGCCCGACACGCCGGCGGTTGCCGACGCGACGCTCGCCGATGTGGGCGACGCCGTCGAAGCCGCAGTCGTGGGCGTGCGCAAGACGCTCGCATCGCACGTGTCGGACCTCCTCGCCACGGCCGAGAAGTCGGGCGACACGGCGAGCCAGAGCGTGCTCAACCGAATCCACGTGAAGCTGGCCGAGTTCCGCCACATGGTGACGGCAATCGAGCAGCACGTGCTCTCCGCAGCGCACGCCGACGTGCAGGACCTGGTCGACGAACTGAAGTACTTCCTATAAGGAGCGCGCATGGCGAAACTCGGCGAGACCCGCCGCGACAACATGCGGGGTAGCGATTTCGCCGTTCCGGGCAAACGACTGTTGCCGATCCACGACGAGGCGCACGTGCGGCTCGCGTGGGATATGGTCGACCGCACTGAAGGGCTGACCCGCGACGAGCGGCGCACGGCGCGCGAGCGCATCATCCGGCGCGCGCGCGAACTCGGGATCGACACGAAGGGCTGGCACACGCCGAAGGGCGTGCAGGCGTCACGCGAGATCAGCGCGTCGTTCGAACTTTCGGCGATGAGCATTGCGGTGCCCGACCCGGAGCACCCGAACAAGATGCCGTTCACTGGCGTCCTGACGCGGGTCGACGAGCCATCCGACAACCCGCCGGGCGGCGCTGATGGGCACCGTACGTTCATCCCGGCCGAAGTCGCCGAGGCGGCGCTCGGCAGTCTGCTCGGCATGTGCGTCGACTTCACGCCCAACTTCGACGGGCACGACAACCAGTCGAAGATCGGTCTCATTACCGACGGCACGGTCAACGGCAACGCCGTTCACATCGGGGGCTTCTTCTACGCGAACGACTTCCCCGACGAATGCGTCTGGATCAAGGCGAACAAGGACCGGCTCGGCTTCTCGTACGAGGCCAAGGCGGCCATTCGAGACGTCAACGCCGAAACCTGGCACGTTGATCGGATCGTTTTCACCGGCGCCGCTGTGCTGCTGAAGGACAAGGCCGCCTACACCACCACCTCTCTACAGGCTTCGAAAGCCGTTCAGGAACCAACGATGGAAGAAATCAAGCAACTGATGCAGGCAGTCTCGACGCTCACCGAGCAGATGAAGACTCTCGCAGCCGGTCAAGCCTCGACGAGCGAAGCGCTCGCGAAGCTCAACGAGAAGGCGATCGAGGCGGCGGCGACGCGCGACAAGGTGCGCCCGCATGCCGAAGCGCTGCGTTCGTGCGCTGCGTCGATGGAAGCGGCTGGCATCGGCACGCACCCGACGAACGGACACGCCAACGTGCTGCGCCACATGGCCGCGAGCATGGAAGCCGAGGCCGTCATGGGCAACATCCCGCACATCTACCGCGACCACGACTACCTGTCGCGCACGATGGAAGCGGGCGCCGCGGGCGCGGCCGGTGCTGGTGCCGGCAAGGGCGCCGATGCAGGTAAGGGCGAGCCCGACAAGCAAGTCGCCGAACTGTCCGCGTCCGTCGCGAACCTGACGACCCTCGTCACCGACCTGAAGGCGGCGGCGTTCAACAAGTCGACGGAACCGGAGCGCAAGACGCTCTCGCCGGAAATCAAGACGCTGCTCGCGAAGCACGGTCTCGGCGAGCAGGCCGAAAAGGGCGAACTCACGGTCGCCGAGGTCGACAAGACGCTCGAGGCTGCCGGCGTTACCGGCCACGCCGCACTCACCGCCAAGCTGAAACTCATGAGCGCAGGCGTGCTGCCCGTCGGCAAGCAGTAAGCCGAACGCGCGGCGCAAGCCGCACACCACACCAACGCATCAAGAAGGCCCGCCATCGCGCGGGCCTTTTCCATTTGGAGAGCCCTGAATGGCAGCAAACCAAGCCAAGATGATGGACCTGAGCGCCGCGGCCGATTACCTCGGCACCGGTGCCATCGAAATCCCGATCTTCGAACGCGAGATCATGGACGTGGTCCGTCGCACCTCGGCCGCGCTGAACCGCATCCCGCAGGTTCCCGCGACCGGCCACCCGCACCGCTACTTCGAACAGACGGCAATCGGCACCGCCGCGGCTGTCGACCCGCGCAACCTCTCGGCGACGCCGACTGGCCCGACCCGCGTCGAACGCCCGGCGTTCATCAAGGCGGTGACGAACCAGTCGAACCTCTCCCTGTTCGACAAGGACGTGACCGAGCAGCAAGGCCAGTTCGCGAGTGTCGTCGCCAAGGACGTGGACGACATCATCAACTCGATCGAGGTGAAGCGCGCCTCGATGCTGTGGAAGGGCACCGACACGTCACTCACGGCGCCGACTACGCTCGAGTGGATGGGCGGCCTCGCGCAGATCACGCTGACCGCCACCATCGCCCCGGGCGCCTCGATCATCGACGGCCTGAAGGCACAAGTCGCGCAGATGGTCGCGAACCCGACGTACGTGGTGCGTCCGACCGCGATCTACCTCAACCCGATTGCGGCCGACTACGTCGACCAGGAAGCGAAGGCGTCGAAGATCACGCTCGACAGCATGGAAATCACCGCAGGCGTCACGGTCGCGGCGATTGCCACGCAGGCGGGCAAGCTGCCGCTCATCGGCGATCCGTTCATGCCGACGGACACGGCGGCCGCATACGGCTTCTCGGCGCCCGCGGCGGGCAACAAGAACTACTACGCCGTGATCATGAGCGAGAAGGACGTCGAAATCCCCGTGATTTCGGGCCGGGAGTTCAACCCGAACCCGCGTCTGTTCCAACTCGGCCTGACCGGCAACCTCGCCGGCCAGTTCGTGGGCGTGAAGTTCGACGCGGTGATCTTCAAGGGCGCGTCCTACGCGCACGCGGTCGTCGCCATCCAGCGTCCGTAAGCGCGCCTAGCGCGTGACAGCGTGTGAGGAGGAACACATGCGCGTACGAAAACAGACGAAGCGTCAACGCATCAGGGGCCGCCACAGCGCGGCCCCTTCCTTTTTGGGAGAGGAAACGAGCATGAAGATTTACCTTCCGGGCGGCAAGGGCAAGCACACCATCTATTCGCAGCCGGGGCGCGAGTTCCCGACATCGGACTTCTGCGAGGCGGACGGACGCCCGAAGATGTTCGCGACCGTCTTCACCGAAGGTGTCGCCGATGTCGAGCCCGCGCTCGGCCGATACCTCGTCGATCAGGGCGTCGCGCAGCGCTCGCCGCTCATCGTCCCGCAAGGCGTCGCAGCATGAGCGTCCTCGCGCAAATCATCGTTGCGCCGGTCACTGCCGGGGTTACATCGAACCCGTTTCAGCAGGGCGTCGCCGACGGCCCCTGCACGCTGGTTGCCGGTGGTCTCGGCGCGTCCGAAACGGCGACCGTCCAGATTCAGGACGCGAGCGGCAACTGGCAGAACGCGCCGGCCGCGATTGCCGCGCAGATGACGCAGACCGTTCCGGCTATCGCGATCACCGTGCCCGGCATCTACCGCGTCGTCAAGACCGCGACGGCCGCAGCCGTCGGCGTCGTCCTTTACCGCACCTGACACATGCCCTCCATGTACCTGCAACCAGCGGACTACGCCACTTTCGGGGTGCCGAACGCGACCGTCGGACAGGTGACGCAGGCATCCGCGCTTGTTGACGCGTACTTGCGTCGACCCGACGGCCTCATGTGGTCGCCTGACGCGAACAGCGTGCCGGCCTTCATGGCTGGCAAGAATCCAGACTTCACGTTTGCGCTGCCCACGGCCATCGCGCCGGGTAACGCAGTTCCCGTGACGCTGCCTGTCCCGCCTGCCGACTTGAACATCCAGTCGGGCGATGTGATCTTGCTTGACCGAGCTACCGCGAACGCGTGCGAAGCGGTCGTCGTGAGCGGCATCAGCGGCAACACTCTGACATTCCGCAAAGTGCAGTTCGCGCACGCGCAGGGCGCGACGATGGACACCGGCATGGTGGTAACGGAGCAGCTTTACGTGCCCACCGAGCGCCCCGTCGTGCGCCTCTCGCAGAACCCGACGGCGCGCGTCATCTCTGGCGCTGGCCGTTTCGGATATGGGCGCCGCGGCGACGCCGGAACGTCGCTCATGGACGATTTCAACCTGCTCGCGTCGCTCAGCCAGTTCGGCGGTCCGCCGCTGTGGGAAGTGTTCGACCCGACGGTTGGATCGCTCGATCGCGGCACCGGGCAATACTGGATGCCGTCGAGCGTCTATCTGGCGTACTACAGCGAGGTCCGCATCCATTACGTCGCGGGCTTCAGCTACCAGGCGCTGCCCACCATCGTGAAGAACGCGTGTGCTGCGCTCATCAGTGCGAGTTCGACATCGTCGATCCTCCAGGGAGGGCTCAAGAAGTACCAAGCTGGCGACACGAGTATTGAGCGCTTCGCCGACACGATCTTCGATCAGGACACCAAGGCGCAACTCGCGCCGTACACCGCGAAGGGCTTCGCATGAGCGCGATCTACGACCGCGTCATTGCGATCAGCCGGCCAGCGAATCAGACCGGCGTCGGGGCCATCGGCTACGGAGGCGCCACGCAGGGCACGTTGCAGCAGATTGCGAGCGGCATCGCGGCTTCGATTCAGCTCGTCAAGAGCAAGGCAGTGAATCCCGCCGGGTTGCCCGGCGACGTTCCCACGACCGAGTGGCGCATCTTCTTTCGCTCGACAGACCTGTCGCTCCTCAGCGAGCGCTATGTGATCAGCGATGACCTCGGACGCCGGTTCGAAGTGCTCGGCGCCTATCCGAACGTGTTCGGTTTTTCAGCCCTGTGCAAGCTACTGGAACTCTGATGTCTATCGACAAACGCATCTCCATCCTCAGCGATGGCACCCCGCATGGAACGCGCGTGCTCGACGCCGACGGCAAGCAGATTGAGGGGTGCATCACGCGCGTCGAATGGAGTATCGAGACCGACAAGATCGGCGAGGCGCGCATCACGTTCGCGAACCCGATCGTGCGCGTCGATGGGGAGGCGGTGATCGATGGCTGACCTCTCCGACGTGGGCAACGTGCTCGCGGGAGTGATCAGCGGCTTCCTCTATCCGAACGGCACAAGTGCGCAATCGGTCCCGGGCTTTCCGGTGAAGGTGTACCCAGGCTGGCCCGACCCCGCAACGCTCGACGCGGATATGGCGGCCGGCGCCGCGCACGTCTCGATCTTTCCGCACCCGAACGGCCGCAACACGACGCGGCACCCGGGCGACTGGCAAACCGTCGTCGCACCCACGCAGACGCTTACTGCCACAGTCAACGGCACGTCCATCACCATCGGCGGCGCCGTGGCAACCCCGCAAACGGTCGCCGTGCTGGCGAACGGAAAGCCATTCGTCTATGCCGTGCAGGGCAGCGACACGCTGAACAGCGTCGCCGCAGCTCTCGCGACACTCATTGCGGCGCAGGTGCCGGGCACGACAAGCGCCGGGCCGGTGATCAACCTGCCGTCGTCGGCGCGCGGGATTACCGCGCGCATCAGCGCATTCGGCACAGTCGCGCGCGAAGTGCGGCGACAGGAGCACACCGTTCAGGTGACGGTGTGGGCACCGACGCCGGCCGCGCGCGTCGCGGTTGTCACGGCGTTCGATGCGTTCCTGTCCGACATGCGTTTCCTCTCGATGCCCGACGGATTCGGCGCGCGCCTCATCTACGCCAACGGTTTCGACACCGACAAGCTGCAAAAGGCGAGCGCATACCGGCGCGACTCGCTCTACACCGTCGACTTCGCGACGACGATCAGCCAGCAAGCCGCGCAGATCGCCGTCGGGCAGCTAAACACTACGCCACAGGTCGCAGGCGTGGATGGCTCGTCGGCAGTGTTCACGACCTATCTCTGACCGAGGTTTGCATGATTGGACTCGTCGTAAAGCACGCTTTCGGCGACTACGAGGTGGGCGACTTGATCGCCGATCCCGACTACGTCGCCAAGGTGCTCGCCTCCGAACACGAGGCGCGCGTCGTCAAGGTGAACGTCCCCGATCCCGTCGACGCCGCACCCGCCACCAAACCCCTCCGCAAGACCAAAGCGCCGTAACCGGTCGCTCCCCGCAAGACACGCATAGCCCGCCTTCGAGCGGGCTTTTTTCATTGGAGAACGCTATATGCCTGTGGTTCAAGCAGGGTCGATCAACACGACGGCGCTGATCATCCCGGACGTCTACGTCCAGATCGTGCCGCCGAGCGTCACGCTCCTGAACGGGCTGCCCACCAACATCCTCGGCGCGGTCGGTACGGCCACGTGGGGACCGGTGAACAGCCCGACGACGGTCGGCTCGATGGCCGACTACGCAGCCAAGTTCGGCGCCATCCAGGCTCGCAAGTACGACCTCGGCACGTTCATCGCAGCGGCGGTGCTTCAGGGCGCAAACAACTTCCGGTGTGTGCGCGTGACCGACGGCACCGATGTCGCGGCGAGCGGAACCATCACCGCGGCGAGCGCGGCTGCGGCGACGGCGATTGCGAGCGCGATCAACAACGGCACGTCGGTCATGCGCGGCGCGTCCGGTCTCGTCGTGGCGAGCACTTCGACGACAACCGTCACGCTGACCGGCAAGTACACCGGCACGCTCGGCAACAGCATCCAGGCAACGGTGGCGCCGGGCACGGCCGCAAGCACGACGAAGGTCACCATCGCACTGCCCGGTCAGAACCCGGAAGTGTTCGACAACATCGCGGCATCGGCCACCGCCTCGACGGTCACGCTGACGGGCGGCACGGACGGTGCGACGACGATCACGGGTTCTGTGCTCATCGGGCAGGACACGGTCCCGCGCAAGGGCATGTACTGCCTGCGCAACACGTTCACCTCCATCGCCGCACTCGTTGACGGCGACGACTCGACGACGTGGACGAACCAGATTGCCTTCGGCCTGTCCGAGGGCATCTACATGATCGGCGTCGGCCCCGCGGGCGACAACGTCGCGAACGCTGTGTCGGCGAAGGCCACGGCCGGCATCGACTCGTACGCGTTCAAGCTGCTGTTCGGTGACTGGATTTACTTCCTCGATACCGTCAACGGCCAGACGCGCCTCATCTCGCCGCAAGGTTACATCTGCGGCCTGCTCGCGAACCTCTCGCCGCAGAACAGTTCGCTGAACAAGCAACTGTACGGCGTGGTCGCGACGCAAAAGTCGATCCTCAATCAGACGTACAGCGCGGCCGAACTCCAGCAACTCGGGCAGGCTGGTATCGACGTCATCACGAACCCGGTGCCGGGCGGCTCGTACTTCGGTGCGCGGTTCGGCCACAACAGTTCGTCGAACGCAGTCATCAACGGCGACAACTACACGCGGATGACGAACTACATCGCCTACACGCTCAACGCGGGCATGGGCAAGTTCGTCGGTCTGCTGCAGAGCCCGTCGGTGCAACGCCAGGCGCGCAGCACGATCAGCACCTTCCTCGACAACATGCAGCAGCAAGGCATGATCGGGAACAGTCTCGGCACGGTCCCGTACAGCGTGCAACTCGACGCGGGCAACAACCCGCAGAGCCGCGTCGCGCTCGGGTACATGCAGGCCGACGTGAAGGTGCAATACCTCTCGGTCATCGAGAAGTTCCTCATCAACGTGGAAGGCGGCCAGTCGGTGCAGATCGTGCGCCAGTCGACGGCCCTCGCCTAAACCGTCCGCAACCCCTGAGCCCGCCGCGTGCGGGCTCTTCTCGTTTACGGGAGCCGAATGAGCATCAACAACTTTTCGGTCGGGCGCGACATCTCGCTCGACATTGTGACGGGCAGCGGCCCGCTGCAAATCAACCTCATCACGGGATTCCAGTCGAATCAGGAATCGACCGAGGTGAAGGTCAAGGGTCTCGATGGCGTCACGCGCTTCGTGCGCTTCTTCGACGGCTGGAAGGGCAAGTTCGAGGTCGAACGCCAGGACGCCACGCTCGATCAGTACTTCTCGCAGCTCGAGCAGAACTTTTACTCGGGCATCGGTGAGTCGGCGGTCACCATCACCGAGACGATCTCGGAAGCCAGCGGGAGCGTCAGCCAGTACCGCTATCTCGGCGTGCTGCTGAAGTTCGACGACGCTGGCGACTGGAAGGGCGACGCGACCGTGAAGCAGGTTGTGTCGTTCGTGGCGTCGCGCCGCATCCAGATCGCGTAACCCTCCGGGCCGCCATTCGCGCGGCCCATCACCCCCATCTCAGCGCACACGCGCACCAAACGAGGAAGAACCATGGCAACGAAGCTCCGAGACACGACCATCAGCGCACCGTCGGACGCTCCGAAGGCGGAAACGCCTTCGCAGGCGGTGATGCGTCAGACGGGACAGGAAATCGTCATCAAGGATTCGGTCGGCCGCTCGATCGCCCTGCGGAAGCCGGGCGTGCTCGCGCAGTACGCGATTATCGACGCCGTCGGCGGCGAGAGCGCGCGCAACGAGGTCTACATGTCGATGGTGCTGCCGCTGATCTACGTCGCCTCGATCGAGGGCGAGTCGGTGTCCACGCCGAACACGAAGAACGAGGTGAAGGCGCTCATCAAGCGGCTCGACGAGCACGGCATCGAAGCCGTGCTCGAAGCGGTGCAAGCCAACTTCGCGCCGCAAGACCCGGCGGCCGACCGCGACGCGCTAAAAAAAAGCTGACGAACGTCCCGCTGCGCGAGGCGCTATGGCTCGTCCATAACGGCGTCCCCTTCGACATCGCTTTCTCATTGGGGGACGTGGATCGCGCCGCGTGGTCGATCGTGATGTCCGAATTCCACGGCAACAAGTTCAACCTCAACACCATGCGGTGGGAGGAGCAGAAGACGTGAGGCAATTCAACAGTCTGACTGCCTTCGCCGCGCATCTGATCCGTCTTGACGGCGGCATGTTGCTTCAGTTGCATGCGGGCCTTGAGCGCGTCGCTGCGCACATCGAGCGGACGGCGAAGGAAGAGATCGGGAAGTATCAGCCGCAAGTCGGGCCGTTTGACGCGTGGCCCGAACTGGCCGACGCCACGAAAGAGGACCGGCTCGCACACGGTTTCACAGAGAACGACCCGCTGTTGCGCAGCGGTGAGATGCGAGATTCGATTGGCCGCACTGTTCGCGGCCTTGAGGCGGAAATCGGCTCGACGAGCGACATCATGGTCTATCAGGAACTCGGCACGGTGAACGCAGCGCATCCCATCCCGCCGCGTCCGGTTCTCGGGCCAGCGGCCGTGCGCGCCGGCCCGGTCATCCGCAAGGTGCTTATCGGCGCCCTGGTGCGCGGCCTGCTCGATGGCGGAGATATGCCAGCCGGATTACTGGCGGACTACGCATCAGCAACCGTTACCCGGTGATTGCGGCCCACAGTGCGCCGCCAAAGAAGATGACGGTGACGATGATCAGCACGGCGAAAACCGCCATCCAAAACAGCCCCAACAGCCCGAGCGCCAGGCGCATGAAGCCGGGCATCGGGTTCTTCCAGACCAACCGCAACGGTTGATTGTCGTCCGCGGACTTGCGCCGCACCGGGTGAATCCGGGGCTTGGGGTATTGCGCAAAGGATGTCTTGTCCGCGAGCCATTCCCGCGCGGAAAACAGGAAATTTCTTCTCATGGCGTTCGAAGCCTACAAAATCGCCGTCAAGCTCTCGCTTGTAGACGGCGTGAGCAGCGGGCTTGCTGCGCTATCCGGTCATTTCCTCGCGAGCGGCAAGACCGCCGCACAACTCGAGGACCGGCTCAAGAGTATCAAAAGAATGATGCTCGCCGGCGGGGCGCTCACTGCGACGGGGATTTTCGGCCTCAAGGCGCTTCAGGCACCCTTGGACGAGGCCAAGCGCTTCCAGACCGAGGTGGCGAAATTCTCGCTGTACGGAATGGGCGACGCCGCGAACCGCGAGGCGGTGAAGTTCGCGAAGAGCATGAACATCATCGGATCGAGCTACACCGACAACATGCGCTTCCTCACCGAGGCGCAAGGCGTGTTTCGCGAGGCCGGGCTGTCCGGTAATGCTGCGCTGGAGGGCGCGAAACTGGCCGCGCCGATTCTGGCAAAGATTCACTTCGCGACATCCGCGCTCGACGACGCCTCGCGCGACCGCATGCACACGCAGTCGCTCGACATGCTGCGGTTCATCGAAATGCGCGGCGGGTTGCAGTCCGCGGACGCCTTCAACCGGATCGCCGACATGGGCTGGAAGGCCATGCGGTCGTCGGGCGGCAACGTGGATTGGGCGCAGTATCGCCAGTTCATGGCGCGCGGCGGGGTGGCGGCGCAGGGCTTGAGCGATCAGGCGCTGTTCGCCGAACTCGAACCGATCATCGGCGAAATGAAGGGCAGCACGGCCGGCTTCTCGCTGCGCACGGCATTCAACCGGCTGAACGGGATCATCAAGATTCCCAACCAGGTCGCGCACGAACTCACGCGATACGGAATTTGGGACGCCAAGAAGATCACATGGAACAGCCAGGGCGGCATCAAGGCGTTCAAGGGAAATCCGCTCGTCGACCAGGCGCTCTTTTCGAGCGACCCGGTGAAGTTCTACGAGTCGAAGATCAAGCCCATGTACGACCGTATGGGCATCAAGGACCGCAACTCCGTCGCGCGCGAAAACGCGATGATCTTCGGCAGCACCGGCGGCGCATTCTTCTCGCTGATCGACAAGCAGCTCGCGACGATCCACAAGTCCGTCGATGCGAACGCCAAGGCGCTCGGCATCAGCCAGTCGGTCAACGCCGCAGGCGGCACGCTCGGCGGCAAGGAGGTCGATCTTCATGCGAAGTATGCGAACCTGATGGAGACGTTGGGTGAGCACGCGCTGCCGCTCGCCATTCGCGGCCTGACATGGCTCATCAAGACCGTCGACGCCCTGAACGGATTCCTGAACAAGCACGCGGGGCTGGCGAAGGGTATCGTCGTCGCCTTCACGGCGTTGACCGGCATGACGCTCGTCGCTGGCGAGATTCTGCTCTTCGGCGGGGCGTTCCGCGCGCTGTCAACGGCCATCGCGTTCACGCGTGTCGGCTCGACGATGCTGCGTATCGCGCAGTGGTCGCGAATCGCATTCCTCGCGCTGCGGCCGGTTGGCAACGGTCTCGTATTCCTCGGCGGCATCGCGCGCGGCATCTTCGGGCCGTTCATGCTGCTCGGCCGTGCGATTTTCATGCTCGGCCGCTTCCTCACCATGACGCCGCTCGGGCTCATCATCACCGGCATTGCGTTCGGGCTGTATGAGTTGTGGAAGCATTGGGATGTGGTATGGCCGTTGCTCAAGCGCATATGGGACAGCATTGGCGAGGGGCTGACGAATCTCGTCAACTGGTTCGGGCGCGCGTGGGACAAGCTGAAATCGTTCCTGCCCTCGTCGTGGGTCGGCGGCGACAACCCGCCGTCCGCGCCGGGGGGCGCCCCGGGCGGAAACAACGGCCCGAATGTCTCGCCGCGGCAGCAGACCATCATCAACCTCCAGCACAAGACTCTCGTCGATGGACGCGCGATTGCGGATAGTGCCGCGCGCTACATCGTGGGCTCCATGAACGCGCCTGTCGGCACGGGGGCTGTCGATACGCGGCAGACCATGCCGACGGTCGGCGCACCTTACCCATACCGATGAAACCCGATACCGTCGTTCAACTCGGGGATTTCGTGTTTTCCGACACCGAAGTCCCCGAGAAAATCCCGTTTGGCGGCTCTCAGGCGCTCGTTACTCATCAGTTGGTGGGTGGCGTGCGCAAGGTCGATGCAATGGGCGCGATCGAGCGCCCGCTACGGTGGTCCGGCACGTTTCGAGGTGCGAACGCGTCAACCCGCGCGCGATACGTCGATGGTTTGCGCGTCGCGGGGCTCCCTCTCACGCTGACGTGGGGAGAGTTCTCGTATCAAGTGCTCATCGAAGAGTTTGAGCCCGAGTATGAGCGCTTCTACATGGTCCCGTACACGATCACGTGTGCGGTCGTGCAGAACAACACGAACCCCGTCACGACAATCGCATCGCCGACCGTTGACGATGCGGTGTCGACGGACATGACTGGCGCAAGCGGCCTCGTGTCGTCGCTCGGCATCCCGAGCCTCACGAGCGCCTTCGGAACGCTCCAGTCGGCAATCTCATCCGTCAACACGTTCGTCGGGGCCGCTCGGTCCGTTGTGAATGGCGTTCTCCAACCCATCAACAACGTGCGTGCGACGATTGCGACGCTCCAGACGCAATTCTCCGCAACCATCGCCGCGCAGGGCCTTCTCGGAAAGATTTCGTACGGCCTTGGGCTCGGCACGCAGGCGAGCAGCCTTCTTTCGACGCTGAGCGCCGTGCAAGCCCAAACGTCGCTCTTCAACCTCGACAAGCTGCTTGGTCGTGTTCAGGCGAACGTCTCGTCGGTGTTCGCGGCAAACAAGACCGAAACCATCGGCGGCGGCGACCTTTTCACGCTCGCGTCGAAGCACTACAACGACCCGACGGCGTGGACGTACATCGCGAGCGCGAACGGACTCACAGACCCGACGCTGTCGGGCATCAATACCCTCATCATCCCGCCCGCGCCGGCCTCGTCCGGCGGCATTCTCCAATCCTGACGCAACCGCATGCTCAACACGATTTTGCCCCTTGGCGAGGCACGCGCGCCTCGCGGCGTCGTGAAGCTCAACGGTGTGCCCATTGACGCGTGGGTCGATTTCGAAGTCGACAACAACGGCTTCTACCAGGCCGATACGTTCCGGGTCAACTTCGCGTGCAACTGGCTGCCAGCCGATCGCAACAAGGCGTGGCTGCTTTCGCAGGCGGACTTGACCGTTGAGCTATTCGCCGGCTTCCCGCCCGACCCCACGAATTACGATTCGAGTTCGCTGAAGAGCTGGATCATCGGGCGCGTTGACGACGTTCAATACAAGCCCGTCGCGGGCGTTGTCGAACTGTCGGGCCGCGACTACACGAGCCAGTTTTTGGACGCGAAGACGGCAGAGCAATTCACCACAAAGACGTCGTCGCAGGTTGCGCAGATTCTTGCCGCGCGCCACGGCATGCAGGCTGTCGTGAAGACGACGACAACTCCCGTCGGCACGTACTACCAGATTGACCACGTGAAAGTGTCGGACAGTCAAACCGAATGGGATTTGCTGACGTGGCTCGCGCACAAGGAAAACTTTGCGTGCTACGTGCAAGGGCAAACGCTGCATTTCGAACCACTTCCTGACCCGTCGAAGGACGACACGTATGTCATCCAGTGGTCCGAACCCGACGCCACGACTGGCTCGCCCACGGCGACCGTCGAAGACCTTGAGTTTTCACGCAATCTGACCGTCGCCAAGGACATCATCGTCTATGTGCGCAGCATGAACGCGAAGCAGAAGAAGGGCTTCACCGTGAAGGCACAGGCGCAGCACAACAAGAACAAGGTGATCCGCAATGCCCAACTTCCGTATGGTCAGGCTCAGGTCTATTCGTATTCGATTCCCGGGCTGACTCAGGCAGAGGCGCAGGCACGCGCGAATGCATACCTGCAAGACCTCTCGAAGCACGAGATGCGTCTGCACGCGGTGATGCCAGGCGACGATGTGTTATCCCCGCGCACGCTGGTCAGCGTGACGGGAACCGACACCGTTTTCGATCAGATTTATTACCCGGACAGCGTGATCCGCGCGATGAGCATTCGTGACGGATATCGCATGACCCTTTCCGCAAAGAACCATAGCGTCGAGAGTGTTCCCCTCCCATGACTCGCCACCTGAAGGCATTAGCCAGTGCGGTGCGCCAGCAAGCGGCTCTTGAGCGCAGCGTCTCGGCCGAATCGAAATATGGACTGGTCAGTAGCGTTGACCCGGACTCGTACAGCGTGAAGGTGCTCTTTCAACCCGACAATACGCCTAGCGGGTGGATTTCAGTCAAGGCGCATTGGGTTGGTAACGGGTGGGGGCTGGTATGCCTGCCGACAATCGATCAGTTAGTCGTGCTGGACCCCATCGAAGGGTTCAACGATGAGTGGGTGGTGTCCGGCTATTTGTACAACGACACCGAGCGGCCCCCGTCATCCGTAGTCGGCGAATTACGCATGGTCCACCAGTCGGGATCGTTCATGCGTCTGACGAACGACGGCAAAGTCGGAATCAACGGGCAGGCGGAAGTGGACGTAACCGGCCCGACCATCAACATTCAGGCCACTGGCAACGTGAACGTGCAGGCGGCCGGTTCAGCGAACGTCACAGCCCCATCAATCAATCTCGGTGCAGCCGGCCAGTCGCTGCTCGCTTTCATCACGTCTGCATTTATGTCGCTCTTCAATAGCCACACGCACAACGAGACCGGTTCAGTGACGCAGGCGCCGAATCAGCAGATGACGAACTCGCACCTCACGACAACGGTCAAGGGCGGCTGATGACCAACGATCTCAATCATTACTTCGGCGGGGACGTTTCCGTGTCGAGTGGGGGCGACCTCGCGCTTTCGAGCGGCACGCTCCGCGGACAGCAACGCGTGCTGCGCCGGCTGCTCACCAACCCGGCATTGAAGGATGCAAATGGGAATGTCCTCGCCCCCGGCGATTACATCTTCCACCCTGATTACGGCGCTGGCGTGCGGCGCATGGTTGGGCAAACGACCGACCTCGAAGCAATCCGGTCCGTGATCCTGGCGCAAATGCTGCTCGAGAGCGCAGTAGCGCGCACGCCCCCTCCCTCAGTGTCGGTAACGCAGATCGATGGCGGGGTGTCCGCAAACATTCAGTACGTGGACGCGTCGGATGGAAGCAATGTGGTGCTCGCCTTCGACGTGACGAACTAGCCCGTCCCGTTACCCCCTCCTCACAAAGCCGCCTTCGGGCGGCTTTTTCTTTGGGCCTCGCAATAAATGACGTTCCAGACACAGACCTTCACGCAAGTCGTGGAGAACGCTGTTGCAGCAGTGCAGGGGGCTGCCTCAAACCTCATCGACACTGCGGTAGGTTCCGTGCTTCGCGCGATCCTCGAGGCGAACGCAGCGATCGTGATGTGGCTGCAAGGGCTGGTGCTCTATCTAGCGAGTTTGACGCGAGCGGCCACCTGTAGCGGGAGCGACCTCGATTCGTGGATGGCCGATTACGGGGTCACGCGCTTGCCGGCGTCCTATGCGTCCGGGCCAGTTACGTTCTCTCGTTTCACCGCGACATCGCAGGCGACAATCCCTGTCGGCTCGCTGGTGCAGAGTTCGGACGGCACGCAGCAATACGCTGTTGTGGCCGATACAACGAACCCCGCATACAGCGCAACGCTGAACGCGTTCGTAATACCGGCGGGAACGACTAGCGTTACGGTCACGGTGCAGGCCGTCACCGCAGGCGCTGCGGGCAACATGCTCGCGAATCAGGTGAACGCGCTCTATCAAGCGATCCCCGGCGTCGACACCGTCACGAACGCGAATCCGTTCACGAATGGCGCGAATGCCGAAAGCGACGTGGCATTCCGCGCGCGGTTCCAGACGTACATCGCGAGCCTTTCTAAGGCCACGAAGGGCGCGGTCGCATATGCGGTCACGAGCATTCAGCAGAACGTCAGTTACACCCTGACGGAGAATCAGACGTACGGCGGCGCCACGAACATGGGATTCTTCTATGTCGTGGTGGACGATGGATCGGGTAGCCCGCCGTCGTCGTTTCTTTCGACGGTCTACAACGCGATCAATGCCGTGCGGCCAATCACGAGCACGTTCGCGGTGTTCGCACCGGTTCTCCAGACAGCGAATGTCGGCATGACGCTGACCACGACCGGCAACTCTGCCACGCATAACGCAGTCATCGCGCTCGTCACGACAGCGTTGCAGGCGTACATCAACACGCTGCCGATTGGCGCCTCGCTTTCGTACAGCCGGCTCGCTCAAATTGCCTATGACGCATCGCCGCTCGTAACGAACGTCACCGGTGTGACGCTCAACGGTGGCACGGCGGACCTCACTGCGACGACACAGCAGATCATCAAGAGCGGCACGCTCACCATCGTCTAAGGGGCGCTATGGCTACTGGCGACCAAAACGACATCCTCGCCCGCCTCACACGACTGATCCCCGCGTCATGGTTCGAATCGGCATTCGCGATCCGTGATGCGGTCGCGGCAGGGCTTGCGAGCGGGCACGCCTACGTGTACTCGCTCATCAGTTACGTGCGGCTTCAAACGCGCATCCTTACCGCGACCGATGGCTTTCTCGACGCTATAGCGCAGGACTTTTTCGGTTCTGCGCTCATGCGGTCATCAAACCAGTCGGACGCGAGTTTCCGGGCGCGAATCATCATCAACATTTTTCGCGAGCGAGCAACACGGCACGCGATCATCAAGGTTCTTCAAGACCTAACCGGCCGAACGCCCATCGTGATCGAGCCACAGCGGCCCGCTGACACCGGGGCGTACGGTGCCCCGAATAGCGGATATGGCGTCGCGGGCGCATACGGGTCTGTGCTGCTCCAGTATCAGGCGTTCGTCGTTGCCTATCGTCCGATCGGGACCGGCATTCCTTTGGTCGCTGGCTACGGCTCTTCACCAGGCGGATATGGGCAACCATCCCGCGCCGAGTACGCCGACCTCTCGCTCGTGCAAGACGCTGTGTCGGATGCCGACATCTACGCGGCAATCGACAGCGTAAAGCCTGTCGGCACGATCATCTGGACCAACATCTCAAGCTGACGACTCGCTCGTCCAGCGTCTCAACGAAAGCCCCGCCAAGTGCGGGGCTTTTGCATTTCTGGAGCCCATTGAATGGATCGTCAGACCGTCTACGCGGGTCAAGTCCCTCTCGAAACCGACCTCCTGAACACGAACCGAAACGTGCTCGTCGCGCTCGGCAAGGTGTTCGGAGACTTGCTCGGCACGTCAACCCTCGCTGCCGGGCTAGGCTGCGTGCCCACGTCGCCGGCATCGCTGAGCGTGCAGGTTCAGCCGGGCCAACTGTACGCGCTACAGAACCTCGACAACACGGCGTACTCGTCGCTGGCGGCCGATACGACGCATCAGATCGTGAAGCAGGGCATCTTGCTCGACGCGAAGACTTTCGCGTGCGCCGCGCCCACGACCGCAGGCTACTCGACCAACTACCTGATCGAGGCGAACTACGCAGACGTCGACACCAACGCGGTCGTGCTGCCGTTCTACAACGCGAGCAATCCGCAGCAGGCTTTCAGCGGGCCGGGCGGAAACGGTCAGCCGAGCATGACGACGCGCGCCGGCCAGGTCGTGCTGACGCTGAAGCCGGGCGTCGCTGCAGCGACCGGAAGCCAGGTGACGCCCGCAGTCGACGCGGGCTGCATCGGCCTGTGGGTCGTGACGGTGGCCTACGGCCAGGCGACGATCACCTCGGCGAACATCAGCCAGTACACCGGCGCACCGATCCTTCCGACGTCGCTGCTTCAATCGCTGATCACAAACAACCTCGAGTACGGAATCGACAACGGCACGGCCGGCGCGGTGCAGGCAACGTTCCCGCTCGCACCGACGGCCGTCGCCGACAATCAGCAGTTTTGGGTCAAGATCAAGAGCGCCAACCCCGGCGCCACGACCTTCACCCCCAACCCTGGCGTCATCGCTCCGGCCCCGGTGGTCGGCGCGGCGCACCAGGCACTGCAAGGCAACGAGCTTGTGGCGAACGGCCGGGCGCTGTTCGTCTATCGCGCCGACATCACGTCGTATGTGCTGGAGTCGTGCACGGGCGCGTCGCTTCAGACAGGCGCTGCGACTGCCAGTCAGCACGCCGTGCAGTTTGGACAGGTCGCGGGTGTCGTGGGCTCGTCGCGCAACCTGAAGTGCAACAACGCCACCGCCGGCGCCAGCCTCACATTCACCGCCGACGAGATCGTGGCGGAAAGCGCGCTCGGCAGCCTGCGTTACTGCCTCGCGAACTTCAATGCGACGGTTGCCAGCGGCACGACTGGCCTCGGTGGTCTCGATACTGGCACGACGCTCGCAGCGAACAGCTTTTATGCCGTGTATGCGGCCATCAAAAGCGATGGCACCAAGGGTGCGTTTCTTCAGCTTGAGCCGGCGGGTGGTGCTACTCAGGTATATAGCGGCGCAAATCTGCCAGCTAATGTGGTCGCGACGGCACTGATCGGCGCGTGGCCGACCAATTCTAGTGGGCAATTCTTCGCTGGATTTCACAGTGACCGCACTCTGAGCTGCTATACGTCCACTCAGGGACAGGCACTCAATTCATCGACAACGCAGGCATCTCCGACCGCGCTTTCCATCTCGTCTCTGGTACCGAAATGCGCGAAATACGTCTCCGGCAACCTGCAGATGGTTTCTACCGCGGCATCGACAGAAAATCTCGGCGTGTATCCGACGAGTGGCGCATTCGGCGTTCAGGGCAACCTGTTTGCGGCAGCAGGCTCGTCTGCGTCCATCTCACAGCCCTACAATCGGTTGCAGATCAGCACACCGCAGACTATCTACTACACCGCGACGAACACGGCCGGCACACCCACCTTCCAAATCTTCGTGACCTCGTACGAAATCTAAGGACCGAGCATGCTCAACGTTCAATTCTCCGACAGCACTGAAGAGACGATCATCGGTTACTTCGCTTCGCCGCAAGACCCTGCGGTGTGGCCGAACATGGGCACGGTCGAGGTGACCGACGCACGCTGGAAGACCTACTATGACGCCCAGCCGGCGACGTCCCAGCAGTACCTGCCGGCGCCGCAGTAGGGCAGTCGAAATGCGCTATCCTCGCGTCTTTCAAGAAGGGGATAGCGATGGGCGGACGAGTCTGGCTGGAAATTTCATTGCTTGAGCACTGGGGCCCCAAGCCGCACGGCATACCGCGCGTCTCGCAGAACGTTTTTCTCCAGAGCCTGCGCCGCGCGGATGTCGGGCACTTCTTCTTTGACCGCGCGCGCCAGCAGTTCATCGTTCCTGAAAGCACAGAATATTTTGTGGCTCTCGCAGCTGGCCGCGCGCGATATTCGAATGTGGATGCCCCACATGGATCGCTTCTCGGTGAGCAGCTTGCTTCTGGAGATCGCGTTCTGTTTTCCGAGGCTGCATGGGACCACTCGGGGTACCTGGAGGCAGCGCAGGCACTCCGCGGTAAAGCCCCGGGCGTCGTGATGCAGTTCCTGCTGTGCGACCTGATACCGGTCAAATTCCCACATTTTTTCGAGCCTGAGTTCGGTTCGCGGGCCGCTGCGTTCATGCGCGCGCTACCCACTTTCTGCGACCGGTATGCCTGCATCTCGCGGAGCACCGCTGCCGACGTTAAGGCGATTCTCTCGGACGATGCCGACACTCGCGTGTTCAGGCTGGGATCGGATGTGGTCGACGCTGGCGCGACGCCAGCAGACGAGGCGGCCGGCGGTCGACCATATGTGCTGTCGGTTGGCACGATCGAGATCAGGAAGAATCACGTCCTCCTGTATTACGTGTGGCGTCGCCTGGCTGCGCTGCTCGGCGAGCGCTGCCCGAAGCTGATTCTTGTGGGGCGCCAAGGCTGGATTGCGGGCGACGTGTACACGCTTTTTCAGACCGATCCGGCGGTGCGCGGCCTCGTGGAGATTCGCCACGATGTGACGAATGAGAAGCTGGCCGCGCTGATCAGTGGCAGCCTGTTCACGGTCTTTCCGTCGTTCTATGAGGGATGGGGCTTGCCGGCGAGCGAGAGCCTGTTCTACGGCAAGGTTTGCGTGACGTCGAACACTTCAAGCCTGCCCGAAATCAATCCGTTTCCTGAATTGATGTTCGACCCGTACGATCATCAGCAGGCGTTCGAGATCATCAGCGGCCTCGTACAAAACCCGGATCTCCTTTGTCGATTCGAAGAACAGATCCATGTGCGATTCCAGCGGCAGACCTGGGAGAACAGCTTCGACGACCTCATGCGGAGCGTCGAAGCCTAAGTCTTAGCTATCGTAGTTCCACCATGCATCAGCCACTGCGATATCCACCGACTGACCGTCCGTGTTTAGCGAGATGTGAAGACCTCTCGCTTTTTCGTGGAATTCACGATAGCCGTGATCGTCCGCTACCGACTCGGGTCGGCCGAAGGTAGCGGCCAATTTCTCGCGATCCTCAACGTTTTCGGGTGTCAACGTGAGAAATCCTTCTTTCAGTGCTATCAACATCGTGACCTCTGTTTGAATAGAACGCGCTTCTTGCTCACCAAGTGTAATTGAGAGAAAGCATCCATTCACCTTTGAGGCCGGATGGCACGTCGCGCCCGTTCTCGTTGAACTTCGCCGGAGCGTAGAGGTAGTTCAGCCGCGCGGAATACGCGCCCCTCGATACCGATACGCCCGCCAGCGCGCCGGCCTGAATTCGAGGCGTGTGCGTGAGCGTCTCCTGCGTGCCGGCCGGGCCGAATTTTCCGTCCGACATGGCCGTGGCCACCGATGTCCACACGCTGCGGTAAAGCGCCGGGCCAGCCTCCACGCCGATCTGCCAGCCGCCGCCGACGTCCCAGTACGGTTCGACGGTCAGCGCGATAGCCTGGATGCCACCGACCGAGTCGAAGCGGCGGAAGGTGCCGCAGTTCGAGTCGTTGCAGGAAAGGGTGACTGAGTTGTAGCCGCCGACCTTGCCTTCCGAGGTGAAGTCCCCGGAGTCCTGCGGGTTCATTGACGACCAGCGCACCTTGCCGAAGTTGTAATAGGCAAGGTGCGCACGCACGCCCGGAATCCAGTGATCGGGCTCGATGGCGTTGAACTGGATGCCCGCGCGGAACCCGTATGAGCCGTTCGGCGTGTCATGGCTGAAGCCGCGCGAATAGTAGATGCCATCGCCAACCTTCGTCGCGGACGTTAGCGCGGGGCCACCGTCGAACTGAAACCAGCTCTCCGCGCGTGCCGTACCGGCGCAGCACAGTGCAGCCGCGGCGATCACCTTCACAACCGTCTTTGCTTTTTTCATTTGCTCACCTTTGTGCTAACGCGTTATCAACATGCGGCGCACGATAACACATGTGCAGAAAAGTGTGCAAGTTTTTTAACCAGCGCCGTCGCTAGGCGGCCACTTCCTCGGGGATTTGCATGGATTGGGCTTCCGTAGCCGCAGTCGGGTGCACGGCCGCCACTGGCGCCGGCACCGTTGTTTGGTGGCTATTCCGTCGGCAGCAGTCGCAGGCGGATGCGCGTGACGTAAAGCGCGACGAAGCGATTGAGGGCGCTCACAAGCAGATAGTCGCGCTGAAAGACGCCCTGGCTGACCACAAGTTGCACGTGGCCGAAACCTACGTTCCGAACACGCAAATGCAAAAGGCTATCGACGCCTTCAACGACGCCATCAAGGCCGTGTTCGCGAAGCTCGAACGCATCGACGACAAGCTCGATGCGAAGGCGGACAAGAAATGAACCTCGATTTGATGGACAAGGAACTGCGTCGTGACGAGGGCGTGCGCTACGTCAAGTATCTCGACACGAAGGGCATTCCGACCACTGGAGTAGGGCACAACCTGCTCGCCTCGCCGCTGCCTGCGGGGTGGAAATTTCCGCTCAACGATGCGCAGGTTGACCAACTTCTGGATCACGACCTCACTGTCACGTTCGCCGGGCTCGATCTTCATCTGCCGTGGTGGCGCAAGCTCGACGAGGTCCGGCAGCGCGTGATTGCCAACATGGCCTTCAACCTGGGCGTCGACAAGCTGCTCGGCTTCAAAAACACGCTGGCTGCCGTCCAGCGTGGCGCCTACGCCATTGCCGCGGCCGGCATGAAGGCATCGGCCTGGTACAAGCAGGTTGGCGACCGCTCCGTACGCCTCTGCAAAGCGATGGAAAGCGGCGTCATGCCCACTGCGTAGCTCATCCCGTCTCCCTTCCTCACAAAGCCGCCTCCGGGCGGCTTTTTCAATTCCTCCCTCCCATGACGACCGTCAGCCACGAGCACGAACACCACGACACCATCACCGAAGACGTCTTCTATCCCGATCATCCGCCGCGCACCGAGTCGGCCGTATTCCGCGCGACGAAGAAAGCGGGGCACGCGGCCGGCTTGCCGTGCGCAATCAGCGGCCAGAAGGAGGGCGTCGAGTACCACCACATCTTCGTTGAGTGGGCTTTTAGCGGGGCCGTCGACTGGCGCCTCGTGAAGGGCGTTGCTATCGGCGAGGTTGCCACTCTGCCGGTGCTGGACATCGAGACGGACCAGCCGACCGGCGAGACGTATGACGCCCGCCAGTCGCTGCTTTGGATCATCGTCACGCTCGCAGCCGCGCGCGGTTTCGACTGGCACGCCTTCGACCCGGCGCATCCCGAGACATTCGTCGACAGCATGGCGAACATGCTCGTCCTGCACTCGAAATTCCACCGCCACAAGGACCACGGTATCCACGCCATGAGCCTCCCCGTGTGGCTCTTCCAGGCCTTTCCGCGCACCCCCGGCTTCGTGTTCTCGGCAGACGAGATGCACAGCCAGTTGACCCATTGAGGACGTCATGCTGCAAAAACTGATGGAACTCGTCACAGGCGACGACAACAAGACGTTGGAACCGGCCTATGCGCTCGGTGCCGCTGCGTTCGTGCTCGGCATGGGGCTCGAGGTGTACTCGGTACTCACCGGCAAGCCGTTCGATTTGCAACAGTACGGCGTGGGCGTCGGCGTGCTGATTGCGTCCGTGGGCGCCGGCAAGAAACTCGGGGGCTGACCATGTTCATCATCACCGCAATCGTGGCAGCGTTGCGCGCGGTCGGCGCGCACTGGCGCATCGCTCTCGTGGCCCTCGTTGCCTTCGTGCTGTTCGCGCTCGGGTGGCATTTCGGTGCCGCACGCGTGACGACGCAGTGGCAAGCAGAGAAGGTCGCAACGGCGAAGGCTGTGCAGAAGGTGGACGCGAAGCAGGGCGCCGTGACGACGCAGGTTCAAACGAAGGTCGTCACGCAACTGAAGGTGATCCACGACCAAGGAAAAACCATCTACCAAAAGGTGCCGTTCTATGTCCCGGCTACTACTCCCGATCTTCCTGGCTCTTTCCGCGTGCTCTACGACGCTGCCGCCACAGGTATGCCGCTTCCCGACGCCGCCGGCGGAACTCATGCAGCGCCCGTTCCAGCCCAAGACGTTGCCCGCACCGACACCGAAAACCTCACCGGTTGCCGCGCAAACGCCGCAGTGATCAAGCGGTGGCAGGAGTGGGCCGCGAGCGAAGCTGCTGCGGCCCGCTGAACCTACGCTGAGGCGACGTTATGCCAGACATCGCCGAGCGGGAATGAGCCTCGCGGTTGCTGCCTCAGTTTCTCTCGATACCGCGCACAGAGAACCTTGTTTGAAGCTCGTCGTCGTTTGGCGTCAACCCCGTTGCCAAGGATGTACGCCGGAACCGAGTTCGAGATCGTGCTCGTCATCGAGTTTTCGAAGTGGTCGATGTGGATACGTTCCGCCTCGTGAAGCGCCTTGATCACACCGTTGATTGTGCGCTTCGCAAAACCTGTCTCATGAACGAGTTCTGCGATGGTCAGGGGGTAACGACCGAGAGCCGCGAGAACGGCTTCCTTGCAGTTCGTCTCCGTCACGATATCTCCCGAGCCTTCATGATCGCCTGTGCCTCCATGAGGCGCAGTTCGGCGACGTATGCGGCGAGTTCGCTCATGCTCGGTGGACGTCCAAGCCTCGCCAGCAATGTTTCGATGGGGCGGTAAATCTGCACGTCCACATGTGCCGCGTAGTAGTCGAGCAGCGTCAGCCGCGGTGGATCGGTGGGGAGGAATTCATCCCCCAGCGGGATAGGGGCGTCGCTCATGACGCCACCCGCTCGCCACCCGGTGGCTTGGGTTCGGCAATCGAAGGCGAATCCGCTTGTCCTTGATAATCAGGACTGCCAACCGACTCACCCGGAATGGGGCGCCACGCAATTACCGAAATCTCTGAGCCTCGCTTCTCGATGATCTGCTGGTGATCCTGCCCGATCTGCGGAAGGCCGACGATCACCGGAGTGAATCCCGCCGGAACGCCAGCAATCGCCATAGCCGCCCACTGTTCCAGTGCGTTGTTCGCGCTGTCGAGGGTGGAAATCATCTTGTGAATAACGCCGTTCTTCAGAGCTTCGGTGCTGAGCCCGGCGCACGCTTCGAGGCATGCCGCGATGCGTTCTTCGTCGGCCTCGCGCGTGACTACGTCATGGGTTCCAGACATCGCTCTTTCTCCTTTGTCGCCGATTGCCGTTCATCCAGAACGCATTTCGGCGGCCGAAAGGCTACCGCATAGAGCGTCTGTACGATGCAACGGCGTGTGGTTGCCGTGGGCACGCTAATGCGTGTGCGTACATGTTAGTTCCGTCCGTGCAGTTATGCAAACTGTTTTGATAATGTATTAGCGAATCCGCTATGCTGCGATGGACAGCGCCGCCTGTTGGTGGTGTGGTGGGCGGTGCAAGTCCTTGGCTTTTACCTGGGTGTAGCGCTTCAACATCTTCCAGTCGCGGTGCCCGCTCACGAGCGCGACCTGTTCGATTCGATAGCCCATCTCGAAGAGCCTGGAAATGCCCTCGTGCCGCAGATCGTGGAAGTGCAAATCGGTAATCTTCAGTTCCTCGCAGGCGCGCGGGAAGATGGACGAGATAGTCGCGGCCCGATACGGAAAGATCAGTTCGTCGGGGTGCGGCTGGCGCAGCGGGTCTTTGTTGAGAGCGATTTCTGCCGCCAGTTCAGCGGCGAGCGCGCGGCGCGGCTGCCGCATGACCAGGTCGAATGCCGGGCCGAGCAGGGGCACCGTTTGATCGTTGCCGACCTTTTCCTCGGGGTGCTTTCGGTCCCGAATAATGATCGTTCTGTCCGCCTCGTTCAGGTCGGCCCAACGTAGCCGCGTGATTTCGCTGCTGCGCATGGTCGTCCAGATCGCGAAGTGGATGATGTCCCGCATGGGAATCCTTTGCCGAGGCTTGGCATCGAAGAAGTCACAGATGCGCTCGATCTCGTCGAGCGTCGGCCGGCGGTCGCGCTCCTTCGACTTTGCAATGAGCCCGAGGTGACGCAGGGTCTCGCGGGCGTCGTCAAGCGCCTGCGTGGGCGCGGGCATGCCCCATAGGGCGCGCGCGATCTTGAAGACGGTGCCGAGGTACGACAGTTCCACGCTGATGGTGACGGGCCCGGCACCGGGTTCCATCTCGCCCGGTGCGCCGCCACGCTTTGGGCGTGGCTGATGTCGCGCCTTCGCGTATTCAATGACCGTGGTGCCGCTGAACTTTGCCACCGGGGTAGCGCCCAAGTGGCGCTTGAGCATGTCCAGCGCACCACGCTTGGACTTTCCGAACGGCCTCAGACCGCCGACATCGTTCACGTACCTGTCGATCAGGTCACCGATGGTAAAATTCGACAGTTTCCTTTCGTCTTGGAAGGCTCCGTCGCGCATCTGCGTCTCGGTGCGCTTGGCCCATTGCTCAGCGTGCGCTTTCTTCGGAAATGTCTTGGTGACGGATGGGTGGCCGGCGATTCGAATCTGTGCCGTCCACTTGTTGCCGCGTTGAGTGAAAGTCGCCATCGTGCCCTCTTGTCCCCCGGGCCATTGAAGCACGTTGCAGCAGTTGTTGCAGCAGTTGCTATGTGGATGACCGGATGAATGCTAACGGATGGCGGAAATGTTATCACGTCTGTTATCGTTTTGATAGCGCTCTAAGTTGTTGAAAGATATAGGTTCATGGAAAAAAGGTCGAAAAGGCGCGTTAGCATTGCCCCGATGATGGACTGGACCGATCGCCATTGCCGTACCTTCCACCGTTTCGTGTCGCGCCACACGTGGCTCTATACCGAGATGGTGACGACGGGCGCGCTGATCTATGGCGACGTCGCTCGCCATCTGGCCTTTACGCCCGAGGAGGCGCCCGTCGCGCTGCAACTGGGCGGCAGCGAACCGGACGATCTCGCGCGCGCGGCGCGGCTCGGCGAGCAGTGGGGTTACGACGAGATCAACCTCAACTGCGGCTGCCCGTCCGAGCGGGTACAGCGCGGCGCATTCGGCGCGTGCCTGATGAACGAGCCGCAGCTCGTCGCGGACTGCGTGAAGGCGATGCGCGACGTAGTGTCGGTGCCCGTCACGGTGAAGCATCGGATCGGCGTGGATGCCGTCGAGGAATACGGCTTCGTACGCGACTTCGTCGGCACGGTGGCCGAGGCCGGCTGCAACGTTTTCATCGTGCACGCGCGCAACGCGATCCTTAAAGGATTGAGCCCAAAGGAGAATCGCGAGATCCCGCCGCTGAAGTACGAGTACGCGTATCGGTTAAAGCGCGACTTTCCGCAACTCGAGATCGTCATCAACGGTGGGATCAAGACGCTCGACGAAGTGGCGATGCACCTGGAGCACGTCGACGGTGTGATGCTCGGGCGCGAGGCGTATCACAACCCGTATGTGCTCGCGGACGTCGATGCGCGTTTCTACGGCTCGACTGCCGCAGCGCCGAGCCGCGCGGAGGTGGAGGCGAGGCTCGTCGAGTACTGTGCAACCGAACTCGCGCGCGGCACCTATCTCGGCGCGATGACGCGCCACGCGCTTGGCTTGTACCGTGGCGTGGCCGGCGCACGAGGCTGGCGTCGTGTGCTGTCGGACAACCGCAAGCTTGCTGCCCGTGATCTCGCGATCTTCGACGAGGCGCGACAGTATCTGCGAGAAGACGCCGAAATGTTTGAATAAGGGCTAGGCAAACGCAGAAGGTGTTTGTATAATCTCGCTTCTTCATCGGCGAGCCATTCAAGGCAAGCCAAAAGTTGTAGCAGTGGTGGCTGTAGCTCAGTTGGTAGAGTCCAGGATTGTGATTCCTGTTGTCGTGGGTTCGAGTCCCATCAGCCACCCCAGAAAACCCTTTCGTTTCAATCCCCTCCGTAGTTCTCAGCGTTCCACATAGCAAAATCCGGAACGAAAATCCCATTTCGGAATTTACTCCGTCACCTTTGCGACCCTCGCGCGGCGTCGATCGTAGTGTCCGTGCGTGCTCGATGATCGGTCCGCGTGCGAGGCGAAATCGTCGGCGTTGCTGTCACGGTTTGTGAGCTTCGCGGTGATCGTGGTGGGCCGGATATCGAGCATCGAGAAATAGGCCGGGGCTTTGTGATCTTCAACTCCATGCCGCTGCGGATCGGGCTGTCGACGCGGTTCGCGATGCGCGGCCTCGTGCATCTTCTTCGCCTCGTACTCGCGCGCGATCGAGTTGTCGAACTCGCCGATGAAGCTGTACATCGCGTCCTGCCATACCGATGCCCAGCCGCTCTTCGTGTACGGGTGCCCGCGGCGGTTTGGAAAGAGGAAGACGCTCGCGACCTTCTGGTCGCGCTTCGCGCGCTCCACGACAGCCCAGAGGCGCTTTGACCACTGGCACAGCTTCACAATCTCTTCCTGTCCGCGCTTGCGCTTCGCGCTCACCACGCGCACACCTTCGTCGGTAATGCCTGGCTTGTGAAACGGCCGGATCTCGGCGGCGCGGAACCCTGTGAGGTAGCAGAGCATCGCGGCGAGCCCCATGGTCCGGTAAGCCTGCGGCTGGCTAAGCGACCAGACATAGAAGCACAGGACCTGCGCGCGCACGACGGTGCGCATATCGATCTCCCCCTCACACGCCCCGAGCATCGCCCAACTGCGCAAGCGCATGTGCGAGCTCGGCTATCAGGTCAAATCGGACGCGCAGATCCGCCAGTGGCGGCACGCGTACAAAGGCCGCAAACCTGATCCGACGAACACCGTTGGTCTCGAGCTGGCCACGGACGGCAAGGTGCCGCGCACGTCGTTCTATCCGGATGATTGGCAAAAAATCTGGCCGGAATACGGCACCGAGATCGCAGAGCCGGCGCTGGCTGCTGTGCAGCATGAGGAGCGGTTGTGAACTCATCGAAATTGGCCCGGGGAGGGACGCCTCTGCTGTGCGTAGCGACCAGTGAAGTAGGCTGCTTTGCACTCGTTGCAGTGGAGCGAAATTCCGCCCACTACGCCATGGGCCTTTTCCTGGAGCACCACTTTCTTCGACGCGTTGTCCATGCAGGCTTGGCAAAGGTAGTGCATGGGTGTTCCGTCTTTTCCCGCGCCGACATGGGCCAAGACGAACACACCCGGCTGGATTTCCTCAAGCCGGTATTGCGCTCGGTCCGCGCTGCGGCGCTCAAGCTCAGTGATGCGTGCGTTGAGCTCTCGTTTCTGGTCTTTGAGCGAATCAATCTCGTCTCGCATCGTCGACGCCTTTTCTTGCAGTTGAAGCGCGGCGTTCTGGATCTCGAAGATCCGTTCATTCAGCGACTGCATCACATGGGCGAGCTTTGCTTCGTCACGTGCCGCAATTGCAGTTTTGGCGAGTTCGAGTACGGCCTTGGTGCTGCTAAGTGCAGCACTGATAGATGCAACGTCCATGGGGTTCCCCTTGTTTGGAAAAGGTGCGTGTGAGAGCCACCAATTCTAAACGGGGCGGCAACCCCCACCCATTTCAAAGGGGCTCCTGACATGGCTTGCCCATCCCCCGAGCTTGCCGAACTGATCGTCCAGCAGATGCACGAGCGGGATGCGTTCGTGTGCGAGCAGCGCGGCCGGCGCCTTTCGAAGGTGTGGACAGCGGTGCGCGACGTCGCCCAGCTGCCGGCACGCGTGCCTGAGCTGCAGCCGGACGAGCAAATCGATCGCTTCAGCACGTGCATGCGCGTGCATGTCAAGCGAACGTTCCCGGATGAATTTGCGGTCTCGGATTGGGAGGACCTGCTGGCGCAGCGCAAACGCGAATCGGCCGCATTGACGCGACCCGTGAGCAGATTGTCCTCAAAGGACCAGAGCCAATGCGCCGCTCGCGACGATCTGCTCGGCGTTATTTCACAGCGCGAGGCGGAGCTTCGTGCCACTTCGAAATCAGCGAGACCGCCGCGCCGAAGCTTTCGAGATATGCCTCTGTGGGCATCGTTGAGTAAAGCGCTTTCACGCTCGAAACGTCGAGGCTCGCGGTAATGGCATTCAGCACGCGTACAGGATCCGGGCTGTTGACGATGGCGCGCTTCAGCGCGATTGCCAGTACGTCGCTGCGCGCCCGAAGCATGTCGATTTCCGCATACAGGTTTGCCAGAGTTGCTTTCAGTTCCTTGTCGTCCATGGGGAAATCAGTGTCCGGATTCATTAGACCACTACAGTGTCGGTTCCTACGCGATAGCCGAAGGAAGTGAGCCGAACGAGGCAGCAGTAGACGGGCTTGAATCAGCAGCACGCAAAGCTGCTGACGGCATTCTGTCAACGCTACCCTTCGTGGGGAAGGACTGAGTGCGGCATGCGATGGGCATAAAGTTCGTGGGCGTGGCTGCGGGAAACGCACCGGTTGTTACTATAAGGCGACCGCACCAGTTGCGGGAACGAGGAGGCCAAATGATTGCAGACGGGTTTTACAAGGTTACGTTCAGCGCGCTTTTGCAAGGAGTCGGCGGGATCGTGGTTTTCGAAGGTGGGAGAATCCGCGGTGGGGACGATCAGTATCTATACTCGGGTACCGTGACCGGTCCGGACGAAAGGCTGCTGGTTGACCTTACGGTGAAGGCGTATGCTCCCGGAGCCATTAGCGTGTTCGGTTCCCAAGGGGGAAAGTTCACACTCCAACTTGTCGGAAACGTAGTGGGACGCGACTTGCAGTTTTCCGGGCCGTCCCCGATCCCTGGATCACCGGGCATCACTGTTCACGCCGCGTTTGTTTCGGATCTCGCGCTCTACTGACGCACCGGAATTTGCTCTCTCGCTATTGATGTCTCCTGTTTTTGACAGGAAAATCGCGGTTAATCAGACACTGTGAATAAGTGTCCCCAAAGCCCGCACGGTTGGCACCGTGCGGGCTTTTTCATTTCCGCGCAGGAATCAGCGCCAATGCGCCTTGGTTACGAGGCGCCAGCGAATAGGCCCGGCTCCAGCCGAATGCGTGTGATGCGATTGCGGTGGAAGCGGATTTCCGAGCGTTGAGACGACGCTGCCGCCACAGACCTCGCAGCGGTAGATCCCCGAATGCGGTGTTTGGTGACCTGGATGATGCAATACATCGAACTCCGCACCGGTTTCCTGCGTCAAGTAGGCTCCGTACTTGTAATACGCCATTTCCTTTCTCCTGTGCGTGTGGCGTTGGTTTGCCCTGTCGGCACGGCATTGCCGACAGGGCGTTTTCCTGCGCGCATGAACGAGCAGTGCTAGGCAGCTTGCGGCCGTCCCATTTGTCTATACCAGCGGGTTTACCCGCCAGCAAACAACTTTATGCGCCGCGCATCGAAGTACGGTTTCTACGGATGACACGATGAGCAGACCGAAGTCCAAGGGCGCCGCGCCCACGATCGCGCGCCCGCGCCTCGGCGAGAGTGTCATCGTGCGCGCCGTACTTTCTGAAGCCGACCGTCGCCTTGGTCATCGAACTGTTCGATGAGGACACGACCGAGATCGCTGTACAGGCGTTTCCGGTCGGCCGTGAATCGCTGCAGATCTCCGCGGTGCCATTCTTCGAGACCGAGCCGGATAGCAGCGTCAGGTCAGCGGCGTGGCCAGCATAGCAATCGACGTCCGATCGAACGTCGATCAGATCGAGCGAAGCCTCGACACGTTTGTCCCCGCAGTCAGTACCCATTCGCCACGGCCGTCGCCGTGACCGAGCTCGCGAGGCAGGTGTAACGCGCGGAAGTGGATAGCTTCCGTATCACGTTCCGCAATCCGTCGCCCTTCACGCTGCGGTCGGTGCGCATGACGGCGACCCGCAAGAACGCACCCGAGGCTAGGGTCTTCGTGATAGACAAGGCAGAGGAATATCTCGTGCCTTACGAGTTTGGCGGAGTGCATCAACTGCCCGGGCCAGAGCTGTTCAACCCGAAGGACATCGATCTCAACCAGTACGGCCAGTTGCCCCGCGGCATTATGGCCAAACCTCGATCCTGCAAGGACATCTACATCGGCGCGATCAAGACTTCGCACGGTCGCCCCAATGGGGTATGGCAACGCGTCGAAATCTCGCGGACTGGCAAGACGCTGCGTAAGCGCCCCGCCCGTGGCAGTGTGCATGACAATGTTTGTGGCCATGGTTAGCGGAATCGGTGAACGGCGGATTTCGGGTTCTTCGGCGGTGTGCCATCAGGTGACGTCGGCACATTCGGCGCCGGCGTGGACGCCACTTTCGACGCGCCGCCAGCAATGAGCGTCGTGTTCTTGTCCCAAGGTGCGGCGAACGACGGCGGCTTTGTCCGGTCGATCTGCGCGAGTCATGCAGGTGCGCCACGACGTGCGTGAGCACCATGAGGTCGAGCACCTCGTTGCGCCGCGACTTCACTGCCTTTTCCCACCGCCCGTTCTTCGCCCGGATCTCGGATGTCAGCTGCTCGAGCCAAACGTGAGGTTCTTCGGGAGACCTCAACGCATGCGGAAAATGCACGTACCAGCTGCCGAGATCTGCTTTTTGCAGCTGCCCGGCGAGATCGTCCTTGAAGCTGTTCGGGTTGAACTGCGCGACCGGCACCGTGCCGCCGGCGGCCGCGCGATTCGATTTGCGCGCGGTGTCCGGATACGTCACCACCAGCCGCTGCGCGGTGAGCGCGCTCGCGCCTTTCGAAGGCAGCACGTTCCACGCATCGCGGCCGGCGATCTTGCCGAAGAGCCGCACGACGCCGTCGAGCTTCCGCCAACGGCGCCACGCTGCATAGGCCTGCTGCGTGACGCCCGCCTCACCGCCGCTGTCGAATCCGAACGCGCGGATCGGCATGCACCTGCCGCATGGCGGTGCGGGCGCGATGCACCTCGAGGATCAGCCGGCGCACGTCCGGATCCCGGAAGCGGCGCCAGAGCTCCCTGAGTTCGTCGTCACTGACGGTCGGAAAGTCGGTCGGGATCAGGCGCAT